CGGGGGGCGAACCTCTACGGGGCGGACCTCTACGGGGCGAACCTCCGGGGGGCGGACCTCCGGGGGGCGAAACTCGAAAGGGCGAACCTCTACGGGGCGGACCTCCAATGGGCGAACCTCCAATGGGCGAAACTCGAAGGGGCGAACGGGTTTCGCTTCGCGGATGCCCCGGACCCGGTAACTCTCCGGACTCAGCTCGCCAATCTCATCGAGTCGCGCCCTGAGCTGCATGACCAGTCTCAGTGGGGAGACGGCTCGGCTGACCCGTCGTGCGGCACAGCCTGTTGTGTCGCCGGGTGGGCTTGCCATCTGGGCGGCGGGGCCCGCGGGGGCTCGGTGCCATCGGCAGCAGTTCGGCTGCTTTGGATCGACGGCAAGCCCATGCCGGACTTCGATGCGGACGCTTCTCGCGAGAGCATCCTGGAGGCCCTTCGAGCATGACGTTCCGAGAAGAGTGCGCCCGAGCCGCAGGGAGCATGCTCGAGCATCCCAAGGAGGGCGGCTTCTTCCTGGTGACGAAGGCTCCTCACTGCGCCACGGGGGAGCTCACGTTGTACCCCGCAGAGAAAGGCGGGGAGGAGCATGCCTCGCTCGAGCTGCACGGGCTTTCAAGGGGGCAGACGCTCTTGGTTCTCTACGCGCTGAGGACCGCCGGGTGAGGTGCGATGGCCCGAAGACAGGCCCGCGCAAGTGCCGCAAGCACAGGCCCCATTGCCGCTTCTGTCGGAAGGTCACCCGCTGCCACTGTGACGCATACTGGTACCCTCACCGGGCAGGAGGTGGGCTCTGCGGGAACGACGAGGCTATGAACCTGCTCGTTTACGGGCCTGCTTTTCCTCCTGGAGAGCCCACGAATCCAGAGCTTGCCGGACGCACGAAGACAGAGTGAGGGAGGCGTCGCGGGTCTTAGCGAGCTCTGCGGCAGCAATCCACCGGGCCTCCTGCTCGGGTGAACAGCGGAAATTAATCCGGTTCGACGTGAGCCACGGGGCGCGGTTGTTACGAGGCATGATTGGCGATTCTAGGTCATAAGTGACCACATTACAAGGAGACAGCAAGATGAGCGAATTGGTGAACGACGAGGCATCGGACGGCAGTGGCCGACCGGAGGGTGAGTACGTGGACGAGGCAGCCTTCGGGGGGCCCTCTATGCTTCTTGGCACGCTTCGGATCCACGGCGACCGAGCCGCCCTCTTTGCGGCCCTGGCGCGAGCTCAGGCGGGCTACCAGGCCATCCCTCGGAGCCGAACGGTCAAGGTCAAGAGCGACAAGGGCGACTACACGTTCGACTACGCGCCCCTTGAGGAGGTTCTGACGGCTACCCTCCCGAGTCTGAACGAGAATGGCTTGGCCCTCTTGAGCGTCATGGGCGACCCCGAGGGGGAGAACGCGGAGACCGAGTTGCATACCCTGCTGACCCACGAGAGCGGCGCTTTTATTCACACCGTCGAGCGCTTGCCCCACGTCGGGAAAGCTCAGGAGAGGGGCAGCCAGGTCACCTACCGTCGAAGGTACCAAACCGGTTGCTTGACCGGGACGTCCCCCGAATTCGACGACGACGGCAACCAGGCCGACGGCAACAAGGTCGAGGGGATGAATCAGAAGCGCCGGACCCCGCCACCACCACCGGCGAAGACCCATGCGGAGCGCATTGCGGCAACGTCGACAGAGCGTGTCGCTGTCGCTGGCAACGGAGACCCCATCGTCCCGAAGCCGCGCATTGTGGAGGCGCATCCACACAAGCCCCCCGCTATCGAGCAAGCCACGGCGGGTATGTCCCCCGAGCAGAAGGCGACGTCCATGGGGCCGACCGTCTTCACGCCCGAGGCGGTCCCTATCCGCTCCGTGGTGAATGACGAGCCGCTCTCTGAGGACATGGCCATGCGGCTCAAGGGGGAGTTCGTCCGCTGTGGCTGGGGGCGAGCCAAGGTCGAGGTGAAGCTCGTGGAGATTTGCGGCGAGGGGAAGACCCGCGCGAACCTGACGGCAGAGGACGGGGAGAAGCTCATAGCCGCGATGGCCAAGGAAGCGAGCAAGTAGCCGTGAGGGAATCATCGTGGCCGCTGGCGCAGCGCAACCGCCTGCTGCGTTTCCTGGCCCAGCAAGAAGAGGACCCGAGTGCAACCTGGGTCGGCTACTGGAATAGCGACGCCTGGGGGCGCAGCGCGAACGGGGGCACAGCTACCGAGTCAGCGGCGCCGTTCGTCGAGCATGAGGTGCCGGGACCGCTCGTCCCGTGCTCTGCGAATGCTCTGCACGCCACCCGAAGCCCGCATCGGTGGAAGGGCGTCCGGGTTTGGGTTGTCGCTCTGCTTGGCGAACGCAGAGACGAGGGAGATAAATCTGCGGCGCTCAAGCGGGTGGTCATCGGGGAAGTCCTGCCGGAGGACGTTTTGGATCCGGCGCTGGCGGTCCGGATGGGGATCCGAGGGGCGAACCTTGAAGGGGCGAACCTTGCAGGGGCGTACCTCCGGGGGGCGAACCTTGAAGGGGCGAACCTTGCAGGGGCGAACCTTGAAGGGGCGAACCTCCAGGGGGCGAACCTTGCAGGGGCGAACCTTGAAGGGGCGAACCTCTACGGGGCGAACCTCGAAGGGGCGGACCTCTACGGGGCGGACCTCGAAAGGGCGAACCTCTACGGGGCGTACCTCCGGGGGGCGGACCTCCAATGGGCGAACCTCCAAGGGGCGGACCTCCAATGGGCGAACCTCCAAGGGGCGGACCTCCAGGGGGCGAAACTCGAAAGGGCGCGCCTCGAAAGGGCGGACCGCCCGGCGTGGCTTCCGGAGCAATGGGTCATCGTCAACGGGTGTCTGGCGCGGAGGGAATCCTGATGGGCAATCGAATGTCGTCACTCCCCGTGGCGCAATTCTGCGGGAGGGCGCCGGGGCTGGACCTCGGCGCCGGCCGCGCGGCGGCCATCTCAACGGCCTGGCATGCTCGCCTTGCTGGTGCCCCGGGCAATGCCGCGTTACTCGCTCGACTCACTCCGGAGGAAGCCGAGGACTGCCTTTCGTGGCCCAAGCCGGATGACGTCTGCCTCTCGCTGAATCTACCGACCCGGGAAGTCACACACGTCCTCGGTTACGACGCCGCCGAGAAGGAGCTCGAGGTCTGCCTGAACAAGTACGGGGAGCACTGCAAGCCCGATGACCCCGATTGCATCTCCGTGGGCCACCTGGACATGGCTTGGGTGGTCGAGGCTCCCGACGGGATGCGAATCGCCTACGTGGGCGACCTGAAGAAGCGAGAAGGGACGAGCCATCCGGGGAGTCTCCAGCTCATTGCCTACGGGTTCGCGTACGCCTCTCTCCGCGGGTGTGACGCCTTCTGCTGCGGCATCTGGGCCGGCGAGGAGGGGACGTGGAGCTGGGGGGCGATGGTCGACCTGGAGAGCGACGAGGCTACGCGGCTTTGGGCGCGCGTCAGTGCAGCGGCACAGAACGTCGGGGGCGAGTTCGCCATGGGACCCCACTGTCGGGACTGCTTCTCTCGCTTTCGTTGTCCGGCGTACGTCCTTCCCCCTGAGGCTGCCGTGGGCGCTTTGGCCATCTGTGACGGGCAGACGGACATCACCCCGGACAAGGTGGCTGAACTGGTCCTGGCCGTCGCTCGAGTGGAGGACATGGCGAAGGCGGCCAAAGAGTTCTGCAAGGACTGGGAGGCCAAGCACCCGGGCTCCGTGGTGAGCCAAGGGAAGACGTGGAAGGCAGTGCAGATGCCGGGGCGGAAGTCGCTCGACATGAAAGGGCTCTTCGCTGCCATCCCTGAGGCGAAGAAGTTCGAAAAGCAGGGAGAAGGGTACGTCCAGATGAAGTGGGTCGTTTCGAAATGAACGTCGTTGGCCTGAAAGAGGTCCCATTCTCCTCGCTCCGGCTGCCCGGGGACTTCAAGAAGCGCAGCGAGCAGCCCCACGTCCAGGAGAGGGCCGCCAGCATCGCCTCGGTCGGTCTGATCCACGAGCCCCTCGTTCGCCGGGTAGGGAAGCACTGGGAACCCATCGCCGGCATCGACCGAATCGCCGCTCACCATGTAGCGGGGAAGGAAAGTATTCGCGTGAAGGTAGTCGAGTGCACTGACGAGGAGGCGCGGCGCATCCGGCTCGAGGAGAACATCCAGCGCCGGCACGACGCCGGCGAGCAATCGCGTCTGGCCTTGGAACTCCTCCAGAAGTTCGTCGCCGAGGAGACCACCTTGGAGGAGAGCCTCCCGGAGAAGCCCAAGGAAGGAGCCAAGACGCGGGCAAGGAAACGAGTGGCGGCTGAGCTCGGCATCTCCCCCGAGACGGTGCGCAAAAAGGAATGGGAGGCCAGCCAGGAGGCTGCCCCGAAAGCCCCGTCGATACGCTCCCTGGGGATGACCCTCTCCGTGGAGTTCAGCGCCCAGGTAGCCAAGGCGCAGCAGTATCTCGAGGCGACCGAGGCGCTTCTGAAGCGAGCTCAGTCGAATGTGACGACCATGGCGAACGACTTGAGCGTCGTGTTCCCCAAGCCTCGCCTCGAGCGGCTCAGGGAGGAGATTCACTCCCAGGCCGCCCACGTCAGAGGCCTCATGCCGGTGAGCCTGTGCCCCTGGTGCAAGGGGTTGGATGCGGTGCAAGAGCACTGCTCGGCATGCTTCGGTACGGGCTTCATCACCAAGAGCCAGGAGAAGGGGGTGCCTAAGGAGCTCCTGGACGAGGAGAGCCCGGTGGTCATGCAAGACGGGAAGATGCGACCCATCGAGCAAGCTGTCGCGCTGGATGCCATCGAGGCAGAGTTTGGACATGACGCTGCGCCGACCTACGCCGAGGCGGCCGATTTGGACCTGCCGCGGTCAGACGACCCGATAGCCGGCGACGAGCCCTTGGGAGACGACTGGTGAACTGCCCATGTGGCGGCCGCATTGTGACGAGCCTCACTGCACGGGATGGGGAGCGCGCGAGTTGCCTCGTCTGCCACAACTGCATCTCGATCTCGTGGCTGATCAATCTGCTCGATATCCACCGAGAAGCCCTCGCGAGAGCTGAGCGGAAGATTGACAGGCTCTACACCCGGGGAGCTGATCAAGCAGCAGCTCTCCGGGATGAGCGTGCGGCTTATCTCGTCTTGGCGGAGCTATCGCTGGCGGTGGTCGAGGACCAGGACAAGACCATCGCCGAGCTCCGCGGAGAAGCCCTCTGATGCCCGCCCTCTGGGACGATCTTCCCGACGACGAGCCCTCCTTCCGGCTCGAGCCCCCCGGGGAGATTCTCCCCGTCCGCTTAGCCCCCGGGGTGAAGGCCAGAGACTACGGGCTCCGGTGGTACCAGGGCAACGGGAAGAGCGCTGTGGAGGCCTCGCTCGAGGTGAACCGGTCCTGTGTCGTGGTCATGGCGACAGGTCTGGGCAAGACCCGGCTGGGAGGCGCCATCGCGGGGGACTGGCCGGGGAACGTTCTCTGGCTCGCTCACAGGGACGAGCTCATCCAGCAGGCGAGGGCCGACCTGGAACGCATCACCGGCGAGATGGTTGAGATAGAGCAGGGGCAGACGCGGGCGTCGAGTCGGGCGCGCATCGTAGTGGGCTCTGTGGACACGGTGAAGCGTCAGAACCGTCTCGACCGGTACGGCTCCGATCGCTTCCAGCTCGTCATAGCTGACGAATGCTTCCCCGCCGGAACGATGGTGGACGGGCGCCCCATCGAACGGATTCTGCCGGGTGAGAAGGTGTGGAGCTTCGACCACGGCACCGGCATGATGAGTCGGCGCCGTGTGGTACGGCTGTTCAAAAAGGCCATTCCTTCCATGTGGCGGCTCTGGTATGGTGCGTCCCATGTGGACTGCACCGAGAACCACCCGGTATTCGTGAAGGGGAAGGGCTATGTCGAAGCAAAAAGTCTGGTGCCGGGCGACCTGCTCTGCGTGCGGCATCCCGTTCACGTACGAGGGCGTGATGGCGGCTCCGGTGCGGAAGACCTGCTCCAAGGAGTGTCGGTACTCGATCTGCTCGGCAGCTATGGCGCGCACGAACCGGATCCACGCCTCGGCGCGAATGAAAACGAACAACCCGATGCACCGCGGGGACAGCAGGGAACGGATGGCGGCGACACTCTTACGTATCGGGCACAAGCCCAGGGTTCGCGGGGGGAACGGGAAAGGGCTTACCCGGGCGCAAGAGCTTCTCTTGAAGGAGCTCGGGGACGGGTGGACGGCGGAGCTGGCTATCCGGACATGTCAGCCCAGGGGCAGCGGATATCCTTCAGCCTACAAGGCGGATTTGGCTCACAGTGGAACGATGGTCGTGGTGGAAGTGGACGGCGCCAGCCATGCCACGATCGCCCGGAGGGCCCAGGACAGGAAGAAAGAGGACTTCTTGCGTGGGTTGGGGTGGATCGTGTTGAGAGTCTCGAACCGTCAAGCTCTCACGGAGACTTCGTCTACAATCTCGAGGTTGAGGGAAGCCATACGTACTTCGCGAACGACGTCCTAGTCCACAACTGCCATCACTACACGGCGGCAACGTACCGTCGCCCGCTGGACTTCTTCGCAGGAGCCAAGCTCATCGGGCTCACCGCAACCCCTGACCGAGGCGACGAGAAGGCCCTGGGGCAAATCTTCGATGACGTGGCCTTCGTCTTCGACATCCAGAACGGCATCGAGCAGGGCTACCTGGTCCCCCTTCGAGCTCACACGGTCGAGGTGAAGAGCCTGGACATCTCCGGGGTGGCGACCCAGGCGGGGGACTTGGTAGCTGCGCAGCTCGACGAGGTGATGCTCAAGGCATGCGCCGGCATCGTCTCGGAGACGCTGAAGTACGAGCCGAACCGGCAGGGCATCGTGTTCATGCCCGGGGTGAAATCGGCCGAGTTGGCGGCGCAACTCTTCAACCGTTCGAAGCCGGGCTCCGCTTCCTTCGTCAGCGGGATGACCGACCCGGACGAGCGGCGGGACATCGTGAAGGCCTTCCGCGAAGGGCGGACGCAGTACCTCTGCAACTGCCAGATCGCGAGCGAGGGCTTCGACGCTCCGGGATGCTCAATGATCGTCCAGGGTAGACCCACCAAGAGCCGCGCTCTTGCCGCTCAGATGGTCGGTAGGGGCACCCGTGTCCTCCCGGGCATCGTAGAGCATCTCGACGGGGAACACCGCGCAGCGGAGCGCCAAGCCGCCATCGCGGCATCGGCCAAGCCCGATATGGTTGTGCTGGACTTCGTGGGCAACTGCGGCCGGCATACTCTGGTGACCCCGGCGGACATCCTCGGGGGGAACTACTCGGAGGCAGAGGTCACCCTCGCCAAGAAGAAGACGAAGGGCGGAGGCGACGTCTTGAAGGCTCTCGAGGAGGCGCGGGCTCAGCTCCGGCGCATCGCCGAGAAGGCCGCCATCAAGGCGTCCAGCGTGCGGACCGAGGTAGACCCATTCGGGGTCTTCCACATCAAGCGCGACGAGGGGGATGTCCGCTTCGGCCGGCAGCCGATGACTCAGGGTCAGTACGAATACCTCGATCGAATGGGTGTGAAGCCCGACCAGCTGAACCAGATGAGCAAGGCAGAGGCGTCGAGGCTCATCTCAACGGCGAAGGTCCGGAGAGACCACGGGCTCTGTACCTTCAAGCAAATGAGACTCCTTCAGCAAAATGGCGTGACCGATATCCAAGTGGGGTTCGAGAAGGCCACGGAAGCACTCGACTACATTTTCAAGACGCGACGCGAGGGGGGCAAGCCGGACCCCGCGCAGCTCGACGCAATTATCCACCGGCAGAGAGAACCAGGAGAAGACCATGTCTGACCAATCCCTCCCCCGATTCACCGACAGCGAAGGAAACGACAAGGAGACCATCATGCAAAGCGAAGTAGAAAAGCTACGAGCGCTCGTCATCCGGATGCGCAAGTTCGTCCACAACGATGCCGGAGTCGTCATCTCGGATACTGAAGAGTTCGAGGCAATCGACGAAGAGATCGCGAGCCTCGGTATCGACTGCGGGCTGGAGGATTGACGCAATGACCGACACCGCCAAGCAGAAGCCGCTAATGACAATCGGCCGAGCCATAGACCGACTTGCCAAACTCCGCACCGCCCGCCATGTCGACAGCGACACCGCCGTCCGCAAGGTCCACGAGCGTTACAACACGAAGGAAGCGGCGCTACTAGCCGAAGTGGAACCGGAAATGAGAGACCGCGTGCTGCATCTGCTCGACGTGGAGACGCCGTCGGTCGTCGCCTTCGCGAAGCGCATGAATGAGCACGTCGTGACCCACAGCGAAGTCGTCGACCACTCCGACGACACGCCTTCGCGACCCGAGCTACCCGAATACGGTGCGCGCGGCGTCATGGAACCGTTGCCCCCTGAGCGCGCCGCAATCGCGAAGGGGCGACGATGACCGACCAACCGCTCCCCGCCTTCACCGACCGCGATGGCGACACTGTGAGTCTGCTCGGTCGCCTCGCCAACGGCGACGCCTATCCCGCCACCCTCGACGACCTAATTGACCAAGTGGCGGCGCTGAGTGCGGAGCAGCGAGCGGTGGTGCGCGAGGCCATCCCGCGCGACCCTCTGGAGCGCGACCACGACCTGGCCACGGTCGTCCGCAAGGCTATCAACAACTGCGAAGGCCGCGAGAAAGGGACCGGCGTTCTCCTGGGGTTCGAGGCCGTTTATGACCTCGTCATGGGCCTGATGAGCGAGCGCGATGCCTACAAGCGCGCCAAGCAAGAGAACGACGAGCGTTTCATGGTCGAACGCGACGATGCGCGCAAGGAACGCGACACGGCGATATCCGAACGCGACGCCGCCATCGGCGAAGCAACCCGCATCCGCCGGCGCGACGCCGAGCTGGTGCAGGGGTTGCTGGACGCGAAGGCTCGCATCGCCGAACTCGAGCGGGAAGCGGAGGGGATGAAGGCCCGCGCAGATGCGGCGAACAACAAGCTCGCTAGGTACGACGAAATCGTCGCTCGGATGCGTCCGGTCGTCGAGGCGGCCCGGGCCGCTCAGAAGAACGCAGACTCTTACCTGCGATGCGTCAGTGAATTCTGTGAATCGGGTGACAAGGGCGTGTGTCCGTGCGCGGGCGCTTGCGGCGAATGGCTGGGCCACCACGAGAGCACCAATGACAAGCTCGATTCCGCCCTCCGCGCCTTCGACGCCGGAACGCCCGCGGCGGAAGATATGAACGACGCCGAGCGGGCAGACGAGTGGCAACGTCAGTACACTGAAACTTGCGGGCAATTGGGTGATGCCCTGCGCGAGGCCGACAAGCTCCGCGCCGAAGTCACCACCCTGACCGGCTCGATCGAGGAGGCGAAGAGGCAGGTGGGGGAGACGGCCGAAGACTACAAGCATTCGCGCGAGCAACGTGAGCAACTGGCGGAGCAGCTCAAGAGACTCATCGCCGAGAACGAAAAGCTGCGCGCTGAGGCGGCCACGGCGGCAGAGCGGCAACGCGCGAGCGACGCCGACCTGCATACCCGCTGGCCGTACGTCCTGGTCAGCGCATGGCCCCTCGTCACCGACCCGAAGCCGCGGGAAGAGGCGAAGTGCGCGTACGATTGCGCCAAGTTCAGCGCGCACACCGATTGCCCCGTCCACGGCATCTCCCGCCCCGGCCAAGGCGCGCGCCCCGATTCCTGTCTCGAGTGCGGCTACCACGAGGGCATGCACCGCGAGTCACTGCCCGCATCGGAGTCGGCGAAGTGCTGGACTTGCGGGCGCTGGTATCGCTTGCCGCAGCCCGCCGTGGAGACGCCGCAAGATGACGGGGTATGCGCCGATGCCATCCTCGCCGCCCGCGCAGCGATCGAGGCGCTGTTCCGCCGAAACGTCGCCCTCCACACCGCGCTCAATGACATCGCCGTAGTTTCGGGAGACAACCCACGGGTGCGCGAGATTGTGGCGATGGCTAGGAGAGCGAAGTAGATGGCGCACCCGCGGCATCTCGCGCTACTCAGGACCCTCCCGTGCGCCAAATGCATGAAGCCTGGCCCGTCAGAGGCGCACCATTCCACGGCGCACAGGAGGGGCATGGGCACGAAGGCGAATGACCTGGACTCGTTTCCGCTATGCCTCCAGTGTCATCACGACTTCCACGACCTGGCTGGCAATGGACTATTCCGGGGCTGGGATAAGGCTGCTCGGAAGCTCTGGCAGCGGACCATGGCTGACCTCTATCGGCCGGCTCAGGAGGACGGCCAGGACGACGGCGACCAGGGTGAGGAAGGCCAGAGCGAAGACCCATGGGGGGAGATTTTTTAGACTGACCCGGAGGCGCCCCGGATGGACGGACAGATCTGCCGAGGAGTCCCGGTCCTCCTGGTCGCGCCGCGCATTGACGAACTCCCGGAAGCGCTCCTCCAAGACGGCGACACGCCGCTCGAGGGCCTTGATGCGCCGCTCGTGGTCTCCGGGCCGCTCATGCATCCGGATTGCGGCTGCCCTCGAGGAGGGTGATTCGCGCCTCCAGGAGGTCATGTTCTTGCTTGAGCTGGGCGATCTCGGCGTTGTCCTTGAGCATCTGGTCGAAGCACTTCTGAGCGATGTCATTGAGCTGGGTCACGAGTGTGGTCAGCGCCGCCACGTTCTTGTGAACGTCATCGAGCTTCTTCATCATGTCGACCCGCCATGCTTCATCTGGATCTGCCGGTGGAGGCATCGTAGCAGGCATAGGCATCTGTTCAGGGTCGAACTCGTCCATGGGGTTTTATGCCTCACTCAACGGTCTGGATCCACGCATGCATTTCGGGCAGCTTCTCGAGCCAGGACGCTTGCGACTGCTCCGCCTTGAGGTACCGTCCTTCGCCCGCAGTGAAGTAACCCCCAGCTTTCAGGCCATGAACAAACCCCGCAAGGTCCCCGCGGGTCGCCGCGTCGATGGCGCCCTGGTAACGGTTCTTGGCGGGCGGCTTGGTCGCCACGCAGAGGTAGCGAACGAAGGCTCTCGCCCCGGAGATGAGGTCTGGGTAGGCGGCAAACCCCGCCTCCACGATGACCGCCTCGCCGTTGATGATCTCGTTCGCCCCTGGGATGGACTGGCTCTCCCCGTTCGGCCCATGCCCGCGGATGTTCCCCATATTGAATCGCCAGCAGGCGGTCCACCTCGCCGTCTCCAGGGCGCTTTGCGCCGCCAGGGCAAGGAGGAGCTTCGACGGCATCTCTCCGCCGCATTCGAACTCGTAGGCCTCAGCGATAGCCTCGATGGCATCTCCGGGGGCGATCACTGTCCGAACGGCGGAGACACTACCCATCCGGTCAGTCTACGCGCCTGCGCAGGCCAGGGCTAGTGCCCTGCGTCAGCCTCTACCAGCTTCTGCATCGCACGAGCGTTACAGGCTTCGTCCAGGGCCTTCTTGGCGTCCTGCTCGACCTTGGCGCGCTGCGCCGATGAGCACCCCATCGACAGCAGGAAGACCCAGCCGAGGATTCGCAGCATGCCTTTCGGCCCCGGGACCTTCACGGCTTGCCCCCGAAGGCTTCGACGATGCCCTTCAGATCGAGAGCAGCGCGCGCCAGAAAGCGCCCTACCGCGTTGGTGCGCGGCACGAGCAGGGCGAGGCCGGAAACGACGACGTAGGCGCCGCCGAGCGTGGAGAGAATTGTCGTCATGGTGGGGGACATGGGGGCCTTTCAGTAGCCGAGCGCGGCGCGAATAGCCGGCTCTAGTTTTGCCATCCCTGTGGAGTTGGGGTGGATGTTGTCGGAGGCGTAATCGGTCACGAGAGTGAGCGTCGTGGACAGGTCAATGGTGAACGCGAATGCTGTTCGCGTGGAGACCGCCGAGTCGATCAGCAGGTTGTACCCATTTGGGGTGAGGCCGGCGGCATTCGGGGTCGTGTTGAATTCGGGGATGCGGCACACGGCTACCGAAGCCCCGGGCACGTCCGCATGGAAGTTATCCAGCACGGTCGCGATGTCCGCGGAGAACGTCGCCGCCGCCCGGTTCAATGAGTAGTCGTTTACACCCAGGAAGATGATCAGCAGATTGCTGACCGTGCCGTCACATTGAGCGATGAGCGCCGCTCTGCGGAGCGGGTCGCTTGCCCACGTCCGCCACTCAAAGCCAGCAAGCGAATCGTTGATGACGCGCGCGCCACCCCATGAGCCCGACCCACTCGCTAGGACGTTCGCGCGCATTACCATGGGCCAAGCGTCGTAGGGAGCGGCATGGCCGACCGTGGTGATGACCTGCCCGCTGCTCAGAGAGTCGCCCACGACGACGATGCGCTTTGCCGGGGCTGTCGGTGACGCGATGCTCATTGAGCTCCCGTGCGGCACCTCGAAGTAGATAGCCGGCGTGCCGTGTTTAACCCCACCGGGGATATAACGCTGCCCGTCCACGATCTCAAACGTGTGCGTCCCCGCCGCCCACCCGGATAGTCGCACAGTAGCCTGGTTGCCGATGCTGATCCCTAACTGGAACCCTGAGCCGAAGTTCACGCCGTCGACTACCAGCCCGAGCGCGTGGAAACCCCCAGGGGTGTTCAGTAGCGCGTTCTGGAGCGTATCGTTGATGGCCTGCACGGAAATGCTGGTCGCGTCGCTCGTGAAGATGTAGCGCGCGTTTGCTTCCCTGTTCTGGTAGGGGAAGCCAAACGTGAACGAGGTCTGAGCGGAAACCACGCGCCGAGCGTCGTGGAGCTTCGTGGTGTCGATTACGTAGATGTCTGTTGTGGCTCTTGAGGTAGGCCCCCCAGAATTGGCTTTCGCCGTTTCCGAGGGGCCTACACGGCTACCCCCGGGTACATCGCCGCCGCAGCCGCCGAGAGTGCTGACAATTCCGCCCCAGATGGCAACCCAGAAAAGACCAAGACTGCGTAGAAGTCGCATGCCGCTGCCTGTGCTCCCGTGGACACGGCTCCCATGTTGAACCCCGCCGCTGGGTTGGAGTTGCCCAGAGCCGTACCCGTGGTGACGACAGAGCCAAGCTTTAGGTAGTCGCCGGTGGTGTTGTGGTAGTAGGCCTCGACGCGGGTTGGCGTAAGGAGAACAGCGCCGGAATTCACCGGGGGCACAGCCCCGGCGTTGAATGCGACGAGTTGCGGGGATGCCCCCGCGCCGGGGGTCGTGAGGCTCGTCGTCGCGAGCGTGGTGCCAGAAGAGAGTGGCGTCTTGCTCGCGACCCATGTGCGCTGCGTAAGCACAGCCCAAATGAACGTGGGGACAGTCGCGGGAGCATTCAGGTCCAGCGTCGCGTCACGCAGGAAATCGTTGGAGCCGTCGGTTCTGATTGCCGTGCGCGTTCCAACAGCATTCGCGACGATAGCGGGCTGATTCCCTCCCGTGCCCTGGAGCGCAGCGACAGCGCTCTTTTGGTCCGTCCACGAATCGCAAAGCAGGCCTCCCGCGTCGTGCACCTGAAAGTCGCTCTGCCACGCGCGAAGGCACGTCACCGACGTCACCAGCGTGTGCAGCACCTCACCCATGTTGACGGTGATGCCCGCGCTCGTTGCCGCCTGAGCCGACCGAGTAGCCCTCGCCGTGAGCGTGTGCGCCCCGTCGGTTACGCCCGTCGGCGTCCACGTCGTCGAGTACGTCCCCGCGGGAGTGCCGACGCCCACGACCGTCGCGACGACGGTGACGCCATCGAGCAGCCAATCCATCTGGTCGAGGTTGGTGTCCGTCGTCGTCGCTGAGACGGTGACCGCGATGGAGTTGAAGACGTTCGCGTTGTTTGTGGGGGCCGTGAGGGTCGGGATGGCAGGAGCCACGGGGCCTGCCCCTGAGTCCGGGTGCCTCGAGAGCCCCGCGTTCGACGGGCGCGCATTGACCGCGCTCGGGCGCTTGTTGGTCGCTGACGGCCTCGGGTTGACCGCTGACGGCTTCTTGGAGAGGGTCACTACGCCCCCGGGCCGCGTTCACCCTGCAAGGCCGAAGCGACCCGGAAGACCGTCTGCGGCGTCGCCCCGTTGGTCCACTCGAGCTTCCAGTCGAGGTAGGGCTCGACGAGCCAGTCCGAAGGGTTCTCCGTCCCGGCCGAGGCTGCGGACACCGCAAGGGAGTCGATCTGAGTCCAGTTCTTCCCCCTGTCCTCGGAACTCCAGGACTTCAGGGTGCCGGCCTGGCTGTTGATGATGGTGACGTAGAGCCGGTGGAGCTGCGCCGTCGCGCAGAAGGCCGCCCCCATCTGTCCGCCACCCGCCGTCGTGTCGAAGATGCTCACCACCTCCGCGTTCCCAGGAAGGGCGGAGCCGGTGTACTTTACTCGGACGTTCTCTACGGGCATGACTTCCTCAGGGGCTTTGTTGCTGGGTCCGCTGAGCCAAGTCTAGCAGAGCCCGGGTAACGGGGTCGGAGATGACGCTGGATGCTCCCGCGAGAGGAGCGCCCTTGCCAAGAAACTGAGCGATGGGGTCGAGCTTGTACTGGTACTTGTGAGCGAGCTGAGCCGCTGCCCGCTCGGGGTTTGCCGAGGGAACACCGACGCCCTTCGGGGCGAGCTCTCCACCGTTCACCAGGCGGGAGGCGATGACATCCTTGATGGCACGCTCTCCCGTGAGAGCTCTCCTAGCGCCGGGGGCTGGCTCCAGAGTGACGACCCGGAGACCGCTCTCGTTCCGCTCTCCGACGATGCTCCACTTGGCCCCTTTAGGGATCAACGCTTCGGAGAATGTGTTGCTCCCATCCACGTGGTCCACGGGGACAGCCCCGCTATCGCCCGGGATTTCGAACAGCACCCCTCCGCGCCGGGCGAATGCCTCGGCCCCCTCAGGGTCTTTGCTCACGGACCAAGTGTTGATGTTCGTCCCGGTGCGTTTGATATGCTCCAGGTCATAAAGCTTCGCGCCTCGGTAGACCGGGCCGGAATATACAGCGCCCAAGTCCTGGGCTTTCCGGATGAAGTGGTTCACTCGGTCGCTGTCAGCGTTTGGGACGCCTGCCCGCTCGGCTCGACTGATGGCGCGCCGCTGCCCGTTCAGGAAGTGAAGAATCGAGGCAAGGTCGCCGTTCGCTACCTGACCGGATTGCTTTCCGGCCACGTCGAAGTCGCTCCCGGAGCGGCGGGCCAGATCCATCACAGCCGCCGTCCTGTTCGTCTCTCCGACGCCAGGCCCTATACCAAAGAGTGCTTGCCCTGCCTTATCCTGCTGGAGAATGTCGGTCGGGTCGAATCGCTCGGAAGGCATCCCGGCATGCTTCATCAATCGCTGCATGCCGGAGAGCTGCTGCGAATGAGCGTGAGCCATGGCGCTCCGCCCCGTCAGGGTGATGGGGCTCCCGTCGGGGCCCGTGATGCTCACGTCGGGGTACTTGTCGGTGATGCCGGGTACCGGAGGGAACTGGTCGCGGACCTCTCGAGCTGCCCGGGGGAGCTTCTTAAAAGCGGGGTCTGCCCTGCCGGCGCCCTCCGCCTCAGAGATGCCCGCGGCGCGGTCCACGGCAGCCAGGACCTCGTCGGCGGCTCGAGCGTCGAGCTCCTTCGGGAGGAAGACCACCGAATGGCTGGTCGGGTCCAATGCGCCCGCCGCCGCTCTCTGCTGACCGTTGGTCAGAGGCGGACGAGGAGGGGCCATGCCGGGGTTCAGCATCTCCCCGAGATGCTCCAGCGAAGCGCGCTGCTCGGTCATCGACCGGATACCGGGGATTGGCCCCGCGCCGGACGGCCCCGCAGCGTCGAGATAGGCCTGCGCGGCCGCGTCGTCTGCGCCTGGAGGCATCGTAGCGCCCTCGTTTCTGGCTTGGCGCCCGATGAAGCGTAGCTCTTGCCCCTTGTCGACCATGCCGGAGGCGATGGCCTCGTCTACGGGGACGCGGACGCCGCCCTGCGCCTCGAGTGCCGCCGCCTCGTGGTTCGGGACCAGAACAGCTTCCGCCGTCCGGTGGAGTTCCTTTCGGAGAGGGGCATTGTTGACCATCGGCAGGTCGCCGCCCTCCTCGGAGCCGTAGCTTCGGGACTTGATGAGTTCGACGAGGGACTTCGTCATTGGCGTCATCTTCGCCTTGATGCCCTTCGTGGCCGCGTAATAGCGCTCGGTCTCCGCCTCGATGGGGGACACCGTTCCCTCGATCTTCGCCGCCGCACCCTGCGCGATGAGCGGCTTCGCCCGGTTCACCGCGTTGTCCGTGGGGTGCTCGAAGGGGCCCCCGCTACGGACCAGCTCCTCGAGGGTAGGGGGGAGCTTGAGCCCGTTCGGGGCCGTGACGGACGTCTCCCCGCCGGTCTCCTCGAAAGCCCTCAGTGCCCGACCTGCGCTGGTCGTCGGGGTCCTCAGTCCGCGAGAGAACCCCTGCGCTGCCCCGGGCACAGCGCCCATGAGCCCCCCGAAGAGCATGCTCGCGGGAAGACCCGTCACCGTATCCGCGAGACGGTCGCCCGCTTCCCCGGGCTTGTACTGGCTCCGGAGGATGTCCTCCGCGAGTTTGCTGCCCTGGTTCGTCGCGAGGCCTCCCGCGCCGAGTGCCGCGCCGCTGAGGATGCCCTTGCCGAGCCCAGCGATGATGCCTTCGGGCTTGCCCGTGATGGCATGAGCGACCTTCCCCGCCACGGATACGGGGTTCATCGTCCCGGCAATCTCCGCCGCCGCTCTGCCCACTGGGCCAATGGAGTCGCTTGCCTCGTCGAGGTACTTTCCCGCCGAAGGGGAAACAGCGCCCGCCGCGCCGCGCGCGAGAGAACTCGCCCCGGGAACAGCCATGCCATCGAGGTAGGACTGACCTACCCCGGCCAGCCCCTTGGTGAACCTCTGGGAGGCGTCGACTTCGCCGGCCGCCTTGCCCTCTTCGAACTGCTCGTCGAAGCTCTTCTTGGAACGCTCCGCGGTGAAGCTCGGTTTGCTCGGGGCCTCTGCCGCCTTCCGGCTGATAGGGAGGCCCTTTTGCGCGGCGTCGTCGTAGGCTTTCGCCCAAGCTTCGTCCTTGAAATCCTGGTAGGCGGACGCTTCGTCGTCTCCGGGAGTGAGTTTCTTCGTCTTGCGGAAGTCCTCGATGGAGGGGTCCGCGTGGGTCGTCGCGATGCCGCCGAGCATCTCGGGGAGCAGGGTCCGGAGACCCATCATCCCGCCGGCGCGGTGCGTGGGAGTGAACGAGGAATCCCGCTGGAGGGCTGCCCTCTTGCCCTCGTGGTCGTGATAGGCGGAGAGGTCCATCGCCATCTTCACGACGTCCGGGTCGTCCGGGTTCGATTTGATGTAGCGATCCACCTCGCCCGCGTCGTCCGCCGTCCATGCGCTCGGGGGCTTCACTGGTAGACTCCCGGCTTCTTCGGGGGCGTCCCCTTGCTGGCCGTCGGGTGATCGATGCCGTACTCGCCGGCAATGGTCGACGTGACGAGCTCAGCCATGGCCGCCCGCTGCTCGGGGGTGGCGCGCATCCCGATGGGGGAGTTCAGAATCTTGTCCGCGGCAGCCTTGCCCAAGTCTTCGACGCGGTGCCGGGAGTACTCTCGCGAGCGGGTCGCGATGGAACGCAGGGCGGCCTTGAAGTTCGCAGGGAGTTCCCCGCCCTTCATCCAGTTGTCGAGCTGCATTTCGAGACGAGTGAACTCGCCCTGCCCACCGAGGATGAAACCGCGTTCCCCTTCGGAAGCCGCCGCGCCGAACAGCGCCTTGACCTGCCGCCCTACGGCAACCCGGGTGGCCAGATTCGATTCCCCGGGGTCGAGCAGCCCAACCACGTTGTCCGCGTCCACGGCAACCTTGTTAAGGTCCTTGGTGGCGTTGTCCTTGGTGAACTCCGAGACCCAGCCACGAACGTCCGTGCTGAACCGCGAGGCTTCCTTGGGGCTCGAGAGCACCCCCTCGCCGTTGGGGGCCCCGCCCTTGCCGCCCTTGTTGGCCGCGCTCCGCATCCCCTGGAGGGTGAGGAGGAGATCGTTCTCCACGGCGTCCTTGGCCTCTTTCCCCGTCGCCGGCTGCTCGAGCCCGGGGCGGAAGCCCTCCGACACGGAGTCGGGGAGACTGCCGAGGAAGGCCCCGCCGACCCGTCCCGCCGCCGCCTTATTCTGCGCGTGGTAGAGGTTCGGGTCGATGACGCCGAGGTCTTCCCCGCGGTAAGAAACCTGGTACTTCGGCAGTCCGCCGGCCGCCTGAGGGGCCTGCGCGGGAGCCGCGGGGGGCGTCGTCTGTGCGGGAGGCTCATCGTGCCCCTCGACGGGAATCTCCCCGAGCTGGTCCGCTGGGGGCTCGGGGTCGTGCGGCATCGCCGCCATGAACTTGGACAGCAGGGGAGGAGGTTGGTCTCCCTTGCTTTTCTTGGCCTGGTTGTACAGGGGCTCCACGCCGCGGGCCTGCTTCGGCCCCCCGAGCTTCTGCCAGGTGTCCTCGCGGTCGATGGACGCCTTGTCGGCTTCGCCGATGTCCCCGTAGCTCTTGAACGGGAGCCCGCTCTGGAGAGCGAGCTGGATCGCCTCGTCTTCGTTCTTGGCCTGGTAGGGCTTGCCGTCCTTGATCCAGATGGACGGAATGTTCGTCGCCGCGCCGTTGTTCAGCGAGGGGTGAGTCACCGTCATCGTCCGCTCGCTCGACCACGAACCGCCCGGGTTGGTGACCGACTCGCCGGGGGCAAACGGACGCGGGGCCCCCTTCGGCACCGTCGGGGCTATCGAGGGGTCGAGATGCATGGCGTTCGCGCCGCCGAGCTTCGGCATTTCCTCGGGTTGAACGACTGGCGTAGAGGCGGGCGCCGACTGCTGGGCGTGCCAATCCTGGGGGCTCTGCCCGGGGGCGTCGCTCGGGGAGAGGTCCACACCGAGAGCCTTCAAGGCAGGGGCCAAGCCGGCCGCGGAGGCGTCGTCCCCGTTCGCCAGGAACTCGTTGTACTTACCGAGGAGGGTGACCGCGTCCTTCCGCTGCTCGTGCTGCTGGGCGTCGCCGCGCATGAGCTGGTCGTTCGCCTCGAGCCCGAACTTCTGCTGAAACTGGCTGTTCTGCTGCGCCTGGTCGGCCTTGTGACGCTTCGCGTCCGTGAAGGACTGGATGCCCGCCATGCCGTTGGCAACGCCGCCGTTCGGGTCGGGACGGGCCGACAGGGGGGTGATGTAGTCGAAGAGCGGGAAGGTCATCCGAACATTCCTCCGCCCATGAATTTCCCTGCGAGCCCCGCAAGATTGCCGATGCCCTGCTCCGTGGACGCGCGACCATTGAGCGACTGATTGAGCTGCTCCCTCGGGAGACCCAGGAGCGCCGCTTGCTGGTCGTTGAACATCTGCTGGTCGTTGTTCAGCATCGCCCCGTAGGTGCTCCCGTAGATGCCGTTCTGGGCATTCGCCAAGCCCATCTGGTTGTTGAAGTAGTTCTGCCCGCGCTGAGCTAGAGCGCCTTGCGCGCCGCCCGCGGCATTCATCCCGCTCATCAGGGCGGCGAGACCGAGCTGGTCCGCGTTGCCCGCGAGCGTCCCGCCGGCCATGGTCCGCTGCAGGTCGGAATTCTGGAGTCCGAGCCCGAGACCGCCGAGCCCCTGCATCCAGCCGAGTTCGTTCTGGTTGATGCCTCGCGAAGAGGCGTCTGCCGCACTCCCGAGGGAGCCCGCCGTTTGAGCCCTTTGGAGCCCGTACTGGGCATTCTGCGCCGCCTGCTGGCCGAGGAGGTTGGCGTTCGCGTCGCCGATGGTCTGAAGGGCACCCGTGGAGTTGAACTGCCCGCGAGCCGCCGCCGCATTGTTCAGCTCCGCCGTGGAGCGGTCCATGGCGTGCTGGAAGTACGGGTCCGTGTTCGCGGGCGTCGAGGCCTGGAACTGGTTATAGGCGTCCTGGGCGTTGTTCGAGCCCGGCTTCTGGGTGTTGAACATCCCCTGAGCCTGGTTCCAGAATTGGTCACCCGTACCGGGGGCGCCGAACTTGTCCTGGTTCTGCTGCCAGTACTGACCCGTCTGCGTAGGGGCGGTGAACTTGTTCTGGTTCTGGGAGAAGTAGTTCTCCGCCGCGCCGGGTTTGGACTGGTCGCCCTGGAAATCGTAGGTCGGCTGCGCTCCGGGACCGGGGACAGGCCAGCCCGGGTAGGCTCCGGGGCCTTGCGTCTGCGGGTAACCCGCGAAGGCCCCGCCAGCTATAGCAGGGTTTGCCCCGGCAGCCGCGCCGCCCGAGCCCCCACCACCCATCAGCGACTTGGCCCCGCCGACAGCTTCCTTGTATCCGAACGGGTCCCAGCCCTTGCCCTCGACGGCGCTTAGAGCTCCGCCGGTAACGACGTTCCCTGCCATGTTCGCGACGTCGCCCAAAAACCCCATTACTTGCCCCCGAGGAGGCTCGCCAGTCCTCCGGTGAGGACGTTCGAGATCACGTGGTTCGCGTCACCCCCCGCGAAGGGGTTCATCGAGGCATCAGCGAGCTTCCCGAGCGGTCCCGGCATGCCCGTCGTCGAGCCGCCGAAGCCCGGCAATCCGCCGCCCCCGGTCAAGCCCCCGACCATCCCGAGACCCGGCAGACCGCCGATGCTTCCCAAGCCGGGGAGCCCTCCCGACGAAGAACCCCCGGGAGCCCCCGTCTGGGGCGAAGGGGAGGATGGACCCATTGGAGGGCCTCCGGGGGACGGGTTCATGATGCTCGGCCCGGGAGGAGGCTTCCCCCCGTACATCTGCATCAAGGCGTTCTGAGGCGCCTGGTAGGAGGCGAGCTGGTCGCCCGCGAGGTTTTGATAGGCCTGGGCCATCTGCGGGCGGTACGCCGCGATGTTCGCCTGGCTCTGCTGGAGGGCCTGCTGCATGGCCGCTTCGTTCGGATTCGGGAACATGCCCCCGATGAAGGGAATGCCTGACATGTTGATCCCGCCACCGAGAGACATGATCCCGCCCCCTCCGCCGGCTCCCGCCGCGGGGTTCCCTCCGCCGCCCATTCCGCCGAGCATGTCCATGCCCATTTAGACCATCTTCCAGGTAGGGGAGTCCGCGTCCTGATTGGGCGCTTGGCTCCAGTTCACGCCGGCCACGCTCGAGCCGCTCTGCCCGGGCTTCGGCGCCGTCGCGTTGTAGCCGGGGGCCTGTCCCCAGGTCTGCCCGCCGTTCATCGAGCCGAGCCACATGGGCTGCATCGACGCGGGAGCTCCGGAGCCGGTATTCCACCCGCCGCCGCCCCACTGACCAAGCATCGGCTGAAGAGGCTGGTTGGTGAAGGACTGGGGCTCCCGCGCGTGAGGCGCGTTCTGGGGGCCTGCCGGCGCTGGCGTCTGCGGGATTTGAGGCGTCCAGTTCGTGATGTTGTGCTGGGTCGCCATTGACGTGGTGCCAAGAGGTTTTTGGGGACCCGGGGTGATATAGCCGGTCAGGTCGTTCGTGTGCCCACCGAGCTGACTCCAACCGCCGAGAGGGACGGGGCCGCTCGTGGGCGTGGTCGGGCCGAGTTCGGGGCCCATCCCGTTCTTGTTGTTCGGGCCGCCCACCTGCCCATAGGGGTCTGCGCCTGCTGCCCCGGTGCCGGTGAAGGCGCCGTTCCACTGGGTGCGGTTGTCCGGCGGGGGCCGAGGCGCGAGGGCTTGGTAGCCATTGCCGGCAAACAGCGTTCCGAGCAGGCCTCCAGGGTTGAACGGCATCTATCCTCCGAGAACTTCGAACTCTTCCGTCGCAGACACGAGAGCAAGGTCGGCCGCATCCGTGAATTCCAGCTTCCACTGGCGTCGCCGATAGACGCCCAAGCCCCACAAGAGTACCACGGGATCATAGTCCCCGGCAGCCCCCAGGCTGATCGGGATAGCAGGCTCCCACGGGCCGATGTCGTCCCGCCACGACAACAGCAGGACGGGCTCCGTGTCCGTCTCCGTCTCGCCGCGCCGCAGGGCGAAGCGGACCCGGTTACAGCTCTTCGGGGCGTCGGTGTCGTGGTCTTGAAAGCCCGTGATGATATAGGCGTTGATGTCGTTTCCGAGGTCTTGGGTCTGAGACAGGTCGACCGTCGCCACTCGACCGTCGGACGTCCCCACGAGGACCCTGCCGCGGGCCTTCAGGTTCGTCTGGGCAGTGACAGGAAAGGGCGTCCAGTGGGTCCCGTCCCAGCCGGTCCACTCGGCCCAGCCTGCCCCCTGCTGGTAGGCGAAGGTTCTCCCGTCCGTGGGGAAGGTCCACACGAGAGCGTCTACCCAGCCCGTTTTCACGCGGTACCCGAAGCAGTCGGACACCGTGTCCATGTCCTGGAGGGTCCGCTGGATGCTGTCGGAGATGACCGTCTGGCTTCGCCCGTCGGAGGTCACGAACCTTCGAAGATGGTCGAGCCACGCAAACTGCTGATCCACCTTGATGATGGAGTAGGCCGCCGCACAGCCGAGTTCTCTCGTCACGACGGGGCCCCATACGAAGACTGAGCCGTCCGAGTTGAATACCTGGAGGGACGTCGAGCCGAAGCAAAATAGCTCCGAGGTGTTCTCGTGGATGGCGATGACCGGGTCGGGTTTGCCGTCGACCGAGTTGAAGCCCGCGATGAGAGAGTCCGCGCCCGTCCAGGTCTCGAAACCGGTGAAGCTCGAGCCGGCGGCGACGTCCGAGTAGCTGAAGCCGCTCCGCACGTCCGCCACGACTTCGTTCATCACGAGCCGGTTGGAGTTCGCGACGACATGGCTGCCCTGGGGCGGCCCTCCGCCGAGCTGAGAAGGCATTCGCGTCGAGAGGACAAGCTTCTCCGGCTCTGCCCCACCGGCGAACACCAGGATGCTTTCGGTCTCCGCGATGACCGGGCGGAGCCTGCCTCGGACGTCGGAGGTGGGGTGTCCCGAGAGGTTCACCGGGCCGCCGGGTTGGATCCAGTACAGGTTCCGCTTCGGGATAGACCCCGCTACGGCGTAGACGTCTCCCGCGACCGTCTCGTAGAGCGCACTGATTCCCTGTGAGTCGACGACAGCCGAGAAGTACGCGGTGAGCCCGGGGCGCTTTCGCACCGTTCCCGTGGAGTCCGCGACGACATTCATCGCCACCGGGGAAGCCCCGCCCAGCTCCTCGAGGCCTGAAGCCTGGAGGTTCCCGAAGGGGATGCGGGCGTTCTGTGTGTCGCCCATCAGATGCCCGTTACCGCAGCGGCGAGAGGGAGCCACGCGGCCGCGCCGTTGACGTAGACCGCCCGGAAATGCTGAATCGCCAGCTTCCCGTTCGCCATGGCCGCGCAGAGCGTCGCCCCGGAGTTCGCAAAGCCTGCCCCGTAGGTAATGGTCCCCGAGGCGCCGCCGGAGTTGTTGAACAGAATCATCGTGAACTCAGCGCCGCCGGCCCCCACTGCCGTGGTGAGCGTCTGGTTCCCGTTCGTCGTCCGGGTGAGCGCGGTGTAGCCGAACTGGTCCGCGAGGACGTTCACAGCGGCCGTGTTGTCGGTGACGTTCTTCCCGACGGCCTGACGGGTCGTCGAGAGGATGCTGGGGATGTTCGACTGGGCGGTGAAGCCGTTGAAGATGGCCGTAAAGCCAGCCCGGAAGATGTTGCCCGCCTCGTTCACCGCAGTGGTCGATTCGTTCGCGCTACTGATGGTGATGGCGCCGCTGGTCCCTCCCGTTGGCGGGATGAACTCCGAGCCGGTGACCTCTGCGCGAGGCCCTGCGCCGGCAGCGCCGTCCAGCACTACGCAGCTCATGACGCCTGAGCTGGCCGCCGAAAGGTCGAAGCGGCACCCCTCGATGGTGATGTTCCGCGCGACGACGCAGTTGCCGTTATAGGCGCCGAGCCCGCAGGTGACGACGGTGTTCCGGAGATGGGTTCGGGGAAGCGTCTGGTCGGCAGAGAGCCAGACGGAAGCAGCTCCCAGGCCGTAGCCGAAGCAGCTATCGAAGGTGACGCTGTGGATTGCGTTGGTCACGACGACAATCGCCGTCCCGGTGTTCAGGCCTGCCGAGGAACCGACAATGCAATTCACCACGTTCAGGGTGACCGCGGCCGCTCCGTTGACGTTGATGACCACCCCGGTGTTCGCCTGCGAAGCGGCAAGGGTGAGGCCTCGAATCTCCTGGGGGACGATGCCGGCCGCGATGGCGGGGGAGATATTGATCTGGTTCGCCGACGACGAGTCCAGGGAGAGGACTGAGCCTCCCGCGCCGACGCCCCAGAGGCTCGTTCCGATGGGGAGGCTCAGGACGGACGTGCACCGGTAGGTCCCCGCGGGGAAGATGACAGTGCCCTTCACCAGGCCCGCGGCCGTGATGCAGTTCTGGACGGCCGTCGTGTCGTCCGTGGCCCCGTCGCCGCGAGCTCCGTAGGCGGGGTCCTTGACGTTGAAGAAGAGCCCGGCGACGGACGCGATGGCGCTCGAAAGGTTCGTCGCGACGCCGTTGAAGAGAACCTTCCAGTCCTTCGTGCCGGCCGAAACGAGCCAGAGGTCCAGGATGGCCTGGAGGGTGGTCGGTTCCCCCGCAGCCGAGACCGCCGTGGTGCGGTTGACGCCCGTGAACGCGAGGCTCTTGACCTCCACGCTGGGCGCCTCTCCCGCGTCAGTGAACGTCCGAACGAGAGCCCCGTCGGAGTCGAAGACCTGGACGTCGACTATCTGGTGGAAGTAGACGAGGGCTCCGCCGTTCGAGTCCAGGGGAAGGTCTTGCCCCGTGGTGGGGGAGACGGTCCCCTCGAAGTCGGCGTAGTAGGTCGCGCGGGTGGAGGTGCCGTAGTTGTAGATCCGAGCCACCCCGTTGGCGGCTCCAAGCACACCCGCTCCGAGAACTGAGCAGAGCTGCATCAGGCGCCCCCTGCGTAGGAAATCTGCCCGGCTCCGGTGACCGTGCCTGGCATGATGAAGCCCGTGGCGGAACCCAGAGAGGCGTTTGCGCCATGGAGGAGGGAGATGGCCCCGGACATCCGGGTGATGGTCGCCGAGGTGTTCAGCGCGCTCGTAGTGAAGCCGAGCGTCCCTTCGTCGAAGACGCATCCGTCGAGATCGATGTCCGTGAGAGCCGCGGAGACGAGGAGCCCTGAGGTGGGCTTGGCGGTGTTCAGCACGGCGGTTGAAATGAAGGTCGTGTTGTTGACCGCGGAGCCTCCTCCGCCCGTTCCAATTTCTACCCCTGCCGCGTTGTCGAGCGCCGCGCACTCGAAGTAGCAGCCCTTCACGAGGCAGTTGATGCCGGTGAGCTTCACCCGGGCGACGTTGCTCGCCACTTGGTTGGCTTGAATCCAGACATTCCGGAGCTGCACGCCAGCCGCCGAGCAGGTGAACAGAGTGGTGTTCGAGGCGTTCATCTTGAGCTTCACCGTCGGGAGACCTCCCGAGGAGCCCGCTCCAACGAAGATGCTCCCCGCCACGGGGGTCACTGTAGCCGTGAAGGTCTCCGTGTGCCCCGAGAGGTACACCAGAATGACCGCCGCTCCGGCGGCCGTCGTGATGACCTTGGCCGTCGTGGCGAAGGGGCTGTCCGGGTCGAGCCCGTTGTTGTTCGTGTCGTCGCCCGTCGCGCTCGAGACGAAGTAGGTCGTCAGGCTGGTGAGCAAGGGGCGCCCCGTCACCAGGGAGTCGCCGAGAGTTTGGCCGATACCGTTCACCCAGGATGGCATGCTTAGCGACTCCAGTTCGAACGATGGGCCAACCACATATACGAGTCCGTGCCTTGGTTCGCTTGAGCCTTGGCGCGTTCCTTCTTCATGGCGGCTTGGGTGGCGAGGTACTGCCCGTGCTCGAGCTTGTTCGCCGAGATGGCGAGCTGGTGCCCGAGTTCCCAGATGAGGTACTGCTGCCAGAATCGCTCGATGTCGACCGTGGCATTGCCGTCGGTGACGTCGGCGAGGAGCCGGTGGGCCTGAAAGCGGATGATGCCGCTCTCGTCGGGGATGGGCCAGAGGCGGACCTGGATAGGGTTCGCAACCCGGTCGCACCAGAAGATGGTCGGGCGGCTCGTGGCGCTCTTCGCGCTGAGGCCCTGCCAGGTCTCCCGGTCACGCTGCATGACCGGTAGTTCCGAAGATGCCTTGGCGGGGTCGGTCTCGCTGGGCGAGATGTACGCGCCATCCTCGACGAGATCGAACACCGTGTCGGGCAGGTCGTAGATGTACGTGCCGGCGGTGAGCTGGACGCTGATTAGCGAGACCGAGCGCGCAAAGACCCCCTCGGTCTGGAGCTCGTCGAGAATGCTCTGGAGGAGGTCCTTGGCCATCGGCGTGCGCCGGTCCCACATGGAGCCGGTGGCGCCGCCTTCTGCCGGGACCAAGCCCGCCAGCTGGAATGCTCGCAAGCAAATCTTGGTGACATCCATCTCCCGCGTGTACGTGGCGACCATCAGAACTGAGGCTCCGTTCCGTCGGGCCAGTTGATGACAGGTGGCGTCTCCACGGGGTCCGGCGGCTCGTGCGGGCCGGGGTCATGGACGGGGCGGTCAGCGGGGTAGTGCTGCGCCGCCGCCGCGTTCGCTTCGCTCAGGGTGACGATGTCCCCGCCGTAGTCGCGCGCACACGCCAGGAGTCCGGCGCGGTCCCGACGGAGCTGCGACCTGTAATAGGTACACCCACAGTAACTACACTGCGACTCCGTGTCGTTCCGCGGAAGCTGGGAGGGCTTGTGTTTTGAGATCGTCCGCATTGGTTTCCTCCCGGACGATGCGCCCCGCCCGGGGCTGAGATCAGGCGTCGTTTACCGGCGAGACGATGCCGGTCGTTTCCTTCGCGGTCACGCATCGGTTCTCGAAGCAAACAATGAGAGAGCCCGTTGAAGTGAAGACGATGCCTTGAGCTGCCGGGGCGCCTGCCGCCGACTTGCAGCCCATCATGTTGTAGGAGACGACCCCATCCGAGGCCACGTTCGCTACGGCGATGCATGCCACCGAGCTGGCCCCGGTATTATAGATGATGTTCCCGCTGATGTGCAGATCGACTGCCGCCACCGAGACGTTCACGAGCCCGTTGTTCACGTTGGCCGCCGCAATCATCGTGTTGTTCGCGATGACCGTGCGGTCCGGCGTGGTCGCCCCCAGGAGCTTGAAACAGTCGGTAACCAGCCCTAGGACGTTGCCGGACACCCTGTTGTTCACGATGTACGTATCGAGTGCGCCAGAGCCAATGGTACACACGGACGTCGCCAAGAGCGATGCGCTCTGCGCGATTCGGATCAGGTTACCTTCCAGGGTGCAGCCTGCCGCCGTGATGTTGATCGCATTCGTGACGCCGTTGAAGTTGTCACACAGAAGACGAAGCCCGCTGATGTACACGTTTTTCACCGAGATGGCCCAGGTGGCCGCCGCTGTCGACCAGGTGAAGGTCGGCGCGTCGTCGCGGTTTAGGTCCCCGATGCCCATGATCCGGGTGCCAGCAACGAGGTTCGCGAGACTGGTCGAGGTGACCGTCTCCGTGTGCCCCGGCAGGATGTAGACGATGTCGCCTACACCCGACCGGCACTCCTTCAGACCCGCGTCGAGGGTGGGCAGGATTCGTCCCGCAATGTCCTCGGGGTCGCCGGTCTGGACGCCCGTCGAGCGGACATACGAGACCCTGGTGCCCGTGGGCAAGATGGTCCCGAACGACGTCCGGATGCCCGCGCCCATCGCGTAGCGCGGCAGGGTTGGGAAGAGAGGGAGGTTTGCGGGCATGTTTCCTCGTTAGGCGTTCGAGAAGAAGAAGCCGCGGGGGTCCGACCAGCCGCGAGTCCAGCGCGCGCTGACCGCGAACTTGTACGTCTGGTGGTCGTTGTCGATCCAATCATCCGAGTCCGGCTTGCGGCGCCAGATGAAATTCAAACCATTGTCGGCCGTCGTGGTGACGCCCCAGTTCGTGGTCGTGTTGTTCCAGTACGGATTGGCGACCACGTCCTTGATATCGAGGACCGTCTTCACGACGTTGAGGGCGTTGAACTCGCCCGCCTCGGGTGCCTTGGCGGAGCCGCAGATGACGGCCCATGCCGCCCACTGCTCCGTCGGGCACACGATTTTCTCGGGTTCGATCATGCCGTCCGTGATGCCGTCGTGCCCCGGGAGCTTCCGAATGGCCGAGGTCATCACGATCATCGCCGAACGGCTCGGAGACATCGGAGTCCCCAAGGTGTTCGAGAACGTTCCGCCACCCGGGAGGGTGTGCGAGGCGCTTGCGAGGGGCTGCCCGTCGCCGCCGACGTAGCTCGTGTTCGTCGCTCGGATGAGCACATTCGTCGCGTCGATGTCCCAGGTCTTCATCATCGCGCGGGAGAGGCGCGGCGCGAGCTTGATAGCCGCCGGGTACTTGTTGTCCTCCATGGCCTCGCGGGTGATGACCATCCGGAGGGCGAAGGTGCGGACATGGTACCGGGTGAGGTACCCCTCGCGCATCGTCCCCGTGGACATCTGCTCGCCTTCGGTCTTCTCCGAGGCCAAGCCGGGGCCACCGGTCTCGATGTCGTCCACGTAGTTCTCGTCCGTGGTCGTCTCGTTGTAGTAGCGAGACATGAACGAGGTGAGTCCCGACGTCTTGTCCATGATGACCTTGCGCAGAGTGCGCTTGAGCATGTGGAACGTCGTGCCGGTAAAAACTTCGGACATCGATCACACTCCCGTGGTGTTGTACGGAGCCTGCTGGACCTTGTTGAACGTCACCCGGAGGTTCACATTCAGGCCGGTGAAGTCAGTGTTGACCCTCGGCGCGATGTCCACGATGCGGCACTGAAGGGCGCTGCTCGTGTTGTGCGTCGAGATGTCGAGCTTCGGGGTGGCCTTCGGGTCGTTCGCGTTCGTGGTGTCCGCGACCAGGACGAAGTCCGCGTTCTCCCCGATGGATGCCAAGTAGGTGGCCTCCGTGGTGAAGGTCGAACTGTCGTCGCAGGCGATTTCGAAGACCTGCCCAGCAACCGGAATCACGTACGCATACGTCATCCGCTCGAGGTTCGTCCCGTAGGCGCCGCTCCCTCCGATGTGCTTGTTGCGGGGCTGCATCACCGTGCCGTCGAACTCCGGGCCCTGCCCGACGTAGATGCCGTAGATGATGCTCTGAGTGCCTTCCGAGCCGACGCAGATGCCGCCGTACCCGGTGCTCAGGATTTGGACCGGGTCGCCCGGGTGAAGGTCGACGTTGGTTCCGCCCGCTGCCGGCTGATAGGCCGTCGCAAGGCGGATTCGCTGGATGGGCGGAGCGGCCTGCCCGAGCTCCCCTTTGACCCAGCGGAAGCCATACTCGTAGGTGTTATCGGCCATGGCTCAGCTCTCCGTGTAGGGGCCAACGGGACCCATGTCGGGTCGCATCGGCTCGATTTGACTCTGAACTCCGACGTAACCGCGCGCGCCGCCGATGCCCCGCATGAGGTCAGCCTGCGCGCTGCGCCGGTCGAGGATTCGCTCTTCCATCTTGGTGGCCTGATTCCAGCCACCGTCGCCGTCGTCCCCGAACATGTCGATCTCCGCCTTCCGGGCCTTCGAGATGCTCATGAGCACCGAGTCCTGGTACTGGACGACATCGCCGTCTCGGGTCTTCACGACCGCAAGGCGGGGGCCGCCGGGCTCGGCGGTGACACGCTCGTAGCCGAGCGACTCGTACTCGCCGATCTGGTCGTGACCAGTGTTCGAGACGAGAACGTAGAACTTCTCCGGGTCCTTGTTCAGGAGCCGGGTCTTCCCGCTTCCAGCCTCGACAGGTCGAGGGCGCGGGTCTCTGCGTGGGCTTTTCTGAGGAACGGTAGCTGATGCCATGAAACTCCGAGTGCCACCCTGTTGCAGTCGGGAGTGACTTCCTCGGAGTTTCAGGCGGGCCAGGTGAGGTCCCGGGCCACCGTCAGACGCTCACCTTGGCGAGGTTCGCGCCGATAAGAGAAGGCTACTGGTCAGCCGTTCCCCGTGCAACGTTTTTCTTCGGACTGTGGGATTCCCACGCTCAGTCGTCGTCCCCGTTCACTTCCTTGGCCCAGTGCGCCCAGCGCTTCTTCTGGTCCTTGATGTGCGGGTAGGCCGCATCGGCCATGCGCTGGTAATCCTTGGTCATCACCACCTGCCGCTCGCCCTTCTTGGGGGCTCCGCCGCTCGCGCCCCGTGGGGCACCGGTGTACCGCTCACGAAGGTTCGGGTCGGGTTCCCGCGCCGCACCCTGCCGGTACCGTCCCAGACCGAACTGCCTCTCCGCCGCTGCCATCGCCTTCTGGACGACGGACATGTCGTAGGGATGCTTCCCTGTCGCCGCCGACTCGGAGCGCTGTACGCCCTCGGCAAAGTTCATGGCGGCCTGGTTCTGGAAGGCTTCCGGGTGATTCGCCACGAGGTAGGAACGGATTGCGTCCGCCTGCGGGTTCGATGCTCCCACGCCAGCGCGCTGCATCGCCCTCACCGAGATGAGCTCGGAGCGCTTGTCGTCTAGCTGGATGGCTTTCTCGCGGAGCTTGTTCGCTTCGTCCTGAGTGAGCGGGTTGCTGCGGTCCATGACGCGGAGCTGATACTCACGGTCCAGCGCCGCACGCTCGGTAGTCGCCCTCTCGAGTTCCTGATCGATCGGACTCGACTGGGGCGCTTGCTGCTGACTACCCCGCGCGTACTGCTGCGCGAGCTGCGTGACCTGCTGTAGGGCGAGCGTCGTCGCATTCGCCGTAGCCCTGGCTTCGATGGCCTCACGCTCGAGCCGCTCCCGCTCGGACTTGTTCATCCATGTGCGTTCGCCTTTCTTGGCGAGCCGGGAGGGCTTTGGCGCCTCCTCCTCGGCGTCTTCTTCCTCCTCGTCGTCTAGGTCTACGACGGGCTCCTTCGGCTCCTTCGGTGGTGCCGCGTCGTCGATTTCGTCGTCGATAGAGAACGGATTCGTTTGCTTTCCCATGTTCTTTTCTCAGTACGCCTCGTCGAGGAAAACCCTCTTCGCTTCCAACTCGTTACCGTCTTCGTCCGTGAAGTACCCCTTGCCGTCCCTCACGGTTTTCTGGACCTTGCCGGCCTTGAGAAGCGCACGCTGGTCCTCGCTCGAGACCACGTCCCCGGTCCGAAGGACCATGAGATGGGTGTCCACGCCCATGTAGTTGCCGATGAGGACGTGCCAGGGGCTCATCCGGATGATGTTCACGATGCTCCCGATGGCGATGCCGTGGGAGGCGAAGACCTCCATGGTCTCGAGCCCCGCCGAGACGATAACGACCCGGGTCGACTCCTTCAGGGCGCGCTTCTGCTGGGACTCCGGCTTGATGATCATCGTGTCGCCGAAGGTCTTCTTGCCCTCCTCGTGCTTCGGCTCGATTTGCCAGGCCAGGAAGCGGTCGAACACCGGCTCCGCGTCGAAGGCCTCGTCCGGGATGCCGTAGCGGAGGCGCCGCGCCTCGAGCAGCGGCGGCAGCCCGAGAGCGCCCGGCGCCGACATGCGCGCCTTGATGGCCGCCGCGAGCCGGTCCGCCAGCTCTTCCGTCGGGTCCGCCAGCACTTCCATGGGGCGGGGCCTCTCTTCACCGATTCGAGTCGTCAGCTTCATCTTCCTTCGCCTTCTCCGTGAGTGTCTTCAGTAGGTCGTTCAGTGTGTCGAAGTATTGCACAGCCTTGGTCACGCGGGGGTCTGTTGAGTTGCGACCCATGCCCAAGGCGTTCTCCAGGGCACGAGCGACGTCCTCGCGGACCTTCTCGGCAAACCACCGGGTCCCGGGGTTGTCCTGCCAGTCCTTGAAGGCAGCGGGGTCGGGTTCGTGAGGGTCCATCATGACGGGTTCATTCCGTTCGCGGGGGGCGGGTTATTTGGCGGGGGAGGCCCTCCCGTCGGACCTCCGGGCCCTGGAGCGTTTTGCGGGGGAGATGGGCCTCCTGCCGGCGGGTGACCCTCGGGGCCCTTCGGCGCAGGAGGGGAGCCGCCGTGCCCTGGCGGGCCTCCAGGAGGAGCGGCGCCCGGGGGCGCCCCCATGCCGGGCGGGGGAGGCGGAGGCAGACCACCAAACGGCGTTGGAGGAGGGGGCAGCGGCGGGCCGAGGAAGGGAACAAGGTCTCGACGTCGGCGGGCCTTGAGACTGCCCATGAGCGCCTGCTGGAGAAAGCCCGGGTAGGCCTGGAGGGGCGGGAAGGCGGTGACCATCTGGGCAATCTGGTCGGCTTCGGCGATGCGTTCCGCGGTGCCAGAGAAGTCCATGCTCGCGGCAATCTCCATCTTGTAGCCGCGCTGGTAGAGGTCCCGCGTGATTTTCATCGGGCCCATGGTCTGGCTCGAGTCCTTCGTCGCCTCGAAGAGTTCCTCGTCGCGGAGGAAGACGGCGTTCAGACGGGCGTTGTTCCGGAGGACCGTTGTAACGAAGTTCGCAAACCGTTGGCCAACCACCGTAAGTTGTTTTGTCGCCTGCTCGATACGGGTTGCGATCCCTCGATACGTCTCGCCAGATTTTCCTGATTCACCAGACAGAACATCAGGCGCTTGAGCCGCCGCCTGTCCGCTGGACTGCATGAGTTGAACAACCTGTAATAGCTGCGGATTTGCAGCCCCAGGGTCGAGCTGCATAATAGCATTCTTGATCTCCATTCCCGAGACGCCCTTGACCTTGTTGATCTTCCCCGGTGCCCAGGAAAACGGCCGGGTGAAGTCCACCGTGTCCGACACGATCATCCCCTTCGCGTTCCCCAGGGTGGCCTGGTCCGTGAACTGCGAGAGAGCGACGTTCGCCGCGCGGTTGTAGTCGGAGAGCGGGCCGCCGATTCCGAGCCCCAAGGACCCCGTCATCGGCTCGAAGCACACGCCGTGAGCGAACATTCGGATGGGCACTGACCGCGGGGGCTTCGGCGCTTCCGCGGGGTCGGTCGTCCAGGACGGCGGCTGCGGAGGAGGGGGCAGCGGAGGGGGCACCATTTCGTGGAGATGCTGAACGGCGCCGAGGGCGTGCTCCTGCGGCATCTGCCCGGTGGAGTGGGCCTGCTCGACCGTGGCGGCCCCTTGCTGGACCTGAGCCATCTGCTGGTCGTGTTGCTCTTGCGCCTGCTGGAAGGCGCCCATCTGCTGCTGGTACTGGTTGAACTCCTGCTGCTGCTCTTCGAAGCGCGCACGATCCTGCCAGTCGGCTTCCTCGTGGACCTTCAGCGAGAGGACCCGCTTCGTCCGGCGGTCGAGGATGACCTGGCACCACCGGTCCTTCGTCTGCTGCGGGAGTTCGAGGAACCCCTCGTACTGGAGCAGCGTGTAGGGCGCGTCTCCGGCGAGGTCCGTCGGCATGTCCTCGCCGACCACCTCGGCCTGCCCGTCACGAAGCGGCGTCTCCGGCTCGTCACCCCAGGAGGGCTTCTCCTCGAGCACTTCGTCGACTCCGATCCACTTGCCCTTCATGGCCTGGAGTTGGTGGCGGTAGTACCGAAGGACCATCGTGTAGTGAGGGATGTCCCCGTAGTCCGGCATCCGGGACGTCATCGCGTAGGGCGTGACGAACTCGTCCACCGACAGGCAGACGTGGCGATTCATCCACGTCTCTTCGTCGTAGTACGAGTAAGCGGTCACGTCCCCGAGAGCGAGGAAGGTCGTGAGCCCCGCGGTCATCTGCCGCTGGAAGTCCGGGATTTGCTCCCGACACTGCCAGTTCATGTGCTTCTGCACGAGCTCCGCTTCGTTCGAGTACATCTCCCCCATCGGGGGCACTGAGCAGATGTTTTTCCAGTCGCCGAAGGCTTCCGTCTCGATGCGCGCCTCGAGCCGCTGAAGGCTCTCGAGCAGAATAGGGACGTGAGCGTTCGCGCAGCCTTCGTAGGGGAATTCCTTCTTCGGGAGCTCGCCGGCAAACAGCATGTTGATGCTCTTCGCGCGGTCCCGGTGCTTCCTCTTCCCCTCCCAGTCCTCGTCGAACTCGTCGCAGACCTGATTGGCGATGTCCTCGAGCAGCTCCTTTCCCTCGGCGGTGTCCTGGAAGATGTCCACCAGGTTCGGCGCCATCGGGTCGTAGGGCGGTATCTTGTCGACCATCTCTCCGTCTTCGGAGAGGGTCAGGACGGGGTCGCCGTCTTCGTTGGTCGGGAGCGGGGCGTCGGCGATTTCCATCTAGTATGAGTCCCCGTAGCCCATTGAACCGCGATTCGACTCAAGGTCGTCGTAATCCCGCTCTTCCGCCTTCATCTGCGGGATGCCGGCGCGGCCCCGGGAGGCGAACGCACAGGCGTACAGAATCGAATCGTGAGCATGATCCTCGCCGCCGTCTTGAGGCATTTCGGGGTCTCCGGGCACTGACAGGACTGAGGGGAGGGTCTTGATGGCCATGGGGCAGGTGTCGAAGAAGACGATACCAGGAGTCTGCGTCCGACGCTTGTGGTCCCGTAAACGGCTGAGCAGTAGACCGGCGTTCCTCGACCTGGAGAGCTTGTCGGCTCGGGTCCAGGTCAGTCCGACCCTTTCGAACTCTTCCGCCAGCGACATGGCCGAGGTGCCTCGTTTTTCCCAGAGCTGCGTGTCCGCGGGGCCACTGATGAGCGAGCGACTGCCGTGCCAGAGCTTCGCGTCCTTCTCGATGTCCCGGGCGCGCTCGGCGACCTGCGTCGCGGTGAGTAGCTTGAAGTAGAACTCCTTCTCGCAGAACAGATTCCCGTCGCTATCCATCGCCCACCAATGAAGGCAACCGTGGGCCTTGAAGCCCCAGTCCAGGGACCGGAAGCGGAGCCAGTCCCGTGGGATTTTGAAGGGGCGGCACGTGTGGATGTCCGATACCCACTCGTCGCCGTAGAAGGAGCCGTAGACCGCGTACCAGTCGCCCTCGAGCTGCGCCTGGCGAATGTGCGCGGGGAGCTGTTGAAGGTTCGCCTCGTACGTCCTGACGAAATCCTTGTTCGGGTTCTGTGAGAGCTTCCCAGGGAAGTAGATCCGCGTCTTCCGAAGCTTCTCACCCGACTTGAGAGTGATGTTCTGGAAGAGGGTGACGCCGCCCTTCGGGGCCGGGTCGACGAAGTACTTCCGCACCCATAGGGGGTCCTCGAGCGAGACGCCCTCCATGCCCTGGCGGTCGACGCTCGGGTTCGACATGGCGCGTACCTTGAGCATCTTCATCAGCACCGGGTCAGAGGTGCGAAGCCTGCTCTTTATCTGTAGGTATTGCTCCTTAAGGAATTGGATCAACTCATCATATAGAATGATCGTATACTCGCTTCCGTAGTACTGCTGCCAATCGTTGGGGTCTTTGCAGTGCCCGAACTGGTAGGAATACCCACTAGTAAACTTGAACGTGTGTTTCTGTTGGTCGTAGTGGACTCCGGGGTCCAGCCGCTCGAACGCCACCTTGGCCTTGGCGATGAGCTGCTCGAGCATCGGGAAGGTTCGACGCAGGAGAAGCGCCCACCCCACGGACGACCCCTTCGGGATGGCGTGGGGATGCTTCGGGTCGTGTGTGCGCTCGTGCTCCATCACAATCTGGGCGAGCGGCTCCCAGAGAAGCACCTGCGTCTTGCCGACGCCTGCCGCGCCGGCACCAAGAGCTTCGTCGTGGGGGAGTGCATGAAAGCCCCTCCCCCACTCTGAAGGGGCATAAACCGGTTCTTGGCTCACTTCCCCTTTCGCTTGGGTTTGGCGACCGTCTCGGGCAGGGACTCGTCAGCGATGAGCTGGGCCTCCTCCGGGGTGAGCGGCTTGTTCGACGGCGGGGGGATAGTGGGGAGCTTCTCCACCGGCGGCAGCGTGGGGAGCTTCGCCGTTCCCAGCTCGAGAATCTTGTCGAACTCCTCGCCGGTGAGCGGCTCGGTCGCCAGCGACAGCCGCCCGATGCCTTCTCGATCTGTAACGCCCACGTAGGTGCCGAACCGCGCCAGACGCGCGCCTGTCTTTGGGTCGTACACGCACAACTCGAACTGATGGCGTCCGCGATCGAGGATGGCGAGCAGCGCAGCGTGCTTCTCGCATGTGTTCACGAACGCCACTTCCTCGGCCTGTAGTTCACTCTCTGGTTTCATCGCTTCCTATTCTTTCATTTCCAGAACCCATAGAAGGGTCTGAATCCGTGCGTCCGTCTCCCGCAGGTCAGCCGAGGCGTCCATCACCCCGTGCAGGTCGCGTCTCTCCTGGACCATCTCCATGTACCGCTCGAGGACGTGGCGGTGAGCCCTGGTCTCGATGAGGCGCCCGAGAATGTAGGCGTGTTGCTTCATCGGGCGGGGCTCTTGCTGCCGACGTCCACGCGAAAATGCGTGAAGGTCACCGTGAGGGAGCCGGCAAGGTTCACCGTCTCGGCCCCCATGAAGATGTTCGGCGACGTCAGGAGCCGCATGTCGGGCGTCGCGAGGTTCGACGAGTAGCTCGCCCGATCCGAATTGAAGATGTCCGGGAGCCTCCCCGCCGCCGTATCGTAGACTCCAGACCAGTACTCCATCATGTCGGGAGCTTCCCAGCAGAGCCCGAGAACGTCATCCGTGAAGGCCGCCGAGCTGACCAGCACGGTCGTCTGCGCGGAGGCGTCGCAGGCGAAGGACGTGAACCGGTCCCCGCCGTTTCTTCCCTTCGCGATTGCAAAGGACTGGTGAAGCGGCAGAGTCGCGTCTTCCACGCCCAGAAGGGCGTTCTCGAAGTCGGCGTCTGCGCTCGTAAGGAGCGCTCTTGCCATGATTCGGACCATGTGCGAAGGCGGCTTGTACTCCTTGGTATTGTAGAAGTTGAAGGCCGCGTTCATCCCTCCGACGAGCATCGGAGAGGTCCGCACACCGCCGGTGTATGACGAGCTGTTCGTGTTGCAGACGATGACCAAGCCCGACCCGTTCACCAGTCCGATGCTCGTCGCGTTCGCCGTGTTGAAGACGTTCCACGTCATCCCAGCAATCGTGAACGCGGTCCCGTCGGGCGAGCCAGACATGTCATGCGTGGCCTGCGCCGTCAGGTCAATATCGCAGACCGTTCGCCAAAGCAGTCCCCCGGGGCCGAAGGTCATGCGACCCTCCAGTACCCGCTGGTCTCGTCTTTCCAGATGTCCACAGAGTCTCCGGCGACCAGGGCCACGAGGTTCGCCTTTCGGTACTGGAGCCGGTTCGCGGCGGTCGACGTGGCGAAGCTATTCCTCGAGAACCGGAGATCGAAGTCCCCCGTGGCCACGTTGATGATTGTCTTCCTCTTCACCGAGACGTTCCCGTCGAAGGAGGCGATGGCGACCGACTGCGCCGAGGGAGAAAGCAGCACGTACCGCGCTCCGCTCCACCCCACCGGGGAGTAGTCGACCTGGTCTGTCGCGACCACGAAGGGCCCGATGGTGACGTCTGCCGCGACGGAGCCGCCGAACGTGAACACGTAGAACAGCGTCCCGTCACAGACCATCTCCGCCCCGGAGTACTGGCTGGAGAGCACCCCCACGTTCACCCCCTGGACGGTCACCGCGTTGGCGGAGGCGTCCGTCTTCACCACGATGATCCGGCGTTCCCAGAGGGAGGCGGTCGGCGGGGTAATGATCAGGGGGCCGGCTGAGGCATCCGCCAGGACGACGTCCGTTCGCAGGTCGAGCGTCGTCGACGCCGTGACCGATTGGACCTGGTTTTGGGCGAGGTTGTTGGTGAGCTCGCGGAGGGCGCGCAGGACGGGGTGCGCGGTCCGCTGGGACCAGTCGAGGAGGGTCTTCTCGTCGGGGGCCCGACCGGAGACCGTGAGGGTGACGGGCGGGGCGTTCACCGGAACCAGGGCCTCATAGCGTCCATGATCGCTTTGTACAGGGCCGCCCGCATGGGGTCCTTCTTGGGTCCCTTCTCCATCCAGTCGATTTTCACCTCGTCCGACAGGTCTACCCAGTCCTTTTTGAGGCCCGGGTTCACCGTGAAGGTGATGAGCCGTCGGTCTGCCAGGAAGGCTATCTCCGCCACCTGGGCGATGGTCATCGGACGCCGTTCCTGCTCGGGGACCCACTCGCCGACCTTGAAGGCGCGCACGATTTCCTCGTGGGGGCGGTCGAGCCGAATCTTGTCGATGCCCTCGCGACGGACGCGGTAGCCGAGGTCCCCGGAAGAAGACTCCCGGAACCATTCGCGCTCTTGGGGAGCTGGGTCCCAGTCGCGGTCAGTCTTCATGCCCGGTGTCCTGCAAGCTGAAAAAAAATGAGGACCAGTACCGCACAGAGGAGCACGACGCCCCAACCCCAGCTCACGAGTCCCCTTCGATTTCCTGCTCCGGGAACTGCTGCGCCGGGAGCGTTAGGTACACCTTGCCCACATTCAGCGAGACCGGTCGCCCCTTCTCGGCGGCTCGGGCTCGGGTGATGCCGGTGTGAACCAAAACAGCGTGCTTCGTGCCCACGGGGGCCTCCTTGTTGTTCATCTGATTGAACCTCGCGGCGCGAAACCGGTCCCAGGCCTTCGCCTCGCCGAGTTCTTCGATCCACTCGGGGAGCGGGGCTTCCGCGTCCACCGGGAGCTTCGCATACATCAGACCGTCGAGGACGGCCGTGCTCGCTTCCTGGAGAATCTTGTCTTCGAGACGGGCTATCTCCTCGCGGGCGATGAGTGCCGGAGAGCGGTCGTCCGCCTTGACCAAGGACTTGGTCTCGAGCGTGCCCTCCAGCACTTCGTCATCCAGCTCGAGGGTGGCCAATGGCACTCATGCTCCCGACTACTTGGATGGAGTTCCCTTGTACCTCGGTCTCTTCCACCTCGCTCTTGAATCCCAAAATGCCAAGCTCCCCGAGGAACTGCGCCAGGGTGACCCCGGTGTCTTCGCCTTCGTCTCCGCCTTTGGGCTTCACGAGGTGGCAGTCTAGCAGCGCGGAGAGCTTTTGGTTGACCGCCACCCCGAAGGACAGAGCGTCTTCCTTCCGGCTCTCCACGCGGAGCGGGATGACCACCTCGCCGTCACCGACCTTGAGCCGACGCCCGACGATGTAGACCTTCACGGCCAGTCCCTCAGCAGCGAGCGAATGAGCCCGAACATCGTCAAGGCGACAAAGACCAGCCCCGCGACGATGGCTCCGATCATGAGGCTCTCCTCGTCCATCACCCCTCCGGGAGGTCGTCCAGCGTGAGCTGGGACGCCGGCTTGGGGGCGGGAGCGCGCGCCGGCAGTTCCGAATGGCAGACCGCGGAGAGCCAGTTCACCACCCGGATTCGGGCCTCTGGGGTGTCCAGGGTCGAGATAGCGGCCCTCGCCTTCCGCATCGCGGACATTTCCCTGTCTGCCGGCGGCAGCTCCGCCAGCGCCCGTCGTTTCTTCTTTTCGTCAGCCATGTTCAGTCCTCCAGCACCGTCAACAGAACCCCCGGGGCGAGCTTTGACACACTCCACGTCCGGGAGATTGCTTTCACTTGTTTCCAGCCGTCGTTCTCGAGCAGCCCCGCTTCTTGGAGCGCGTCGAAGATCATCTTCTCGGCCCCAGAGCAGAAGTTGTCCGGGTCACGACGCTTGTTCGGCTCGCGCACCTCGAACAGGAAGACCGCCGGAGTGGTGATTTTCTTGAATCCCGAGGCCCGCGCGAGCATCATCACCTTCGCGCCGACCGCCCGCTTCATGTCAGAGTAGGCGTCCCAGCGCTTTCCGCCACGGCCGACCGTCATGGACGAGCGCGCCTTGGCGTCGATGATCTCGTTCATGCCCGGCAGAGGCCCCGGGATGAAAAGCGTCTGCGTCATCAGAAGTCGTCCCTCCAGAGCTCCAACTTGCCCTCAGGGCTCCTTTCTGCCGTCACCCAGCTACCGGCCTGGACGGGCCAGCAAGCGGTCACCCAGGCCTCCTGACGCCTCCGCAGCTCCTCGACGTCCCAGCCCTCGACCATCTCCAGCGCAGCCCGCCTGATGCCCCTGGCGTCCATCTTCAGCACCGGGCCCTGAACCACTAGATGCATGTGCACCAGGGCATCCTGTCACAGAGACGTGACCACGTCAACCCCTATCTTCAGTGTGGGGCTCCCACAGTCGACGTGTGTCCGTTTTGACACACGTGGCCCACCGGGCAGACCCCGACCACCCCACTGGAATCCCTGGTGGGGGCCGTCTCTGCGATGCCTGCTCTGCCTGCCCACCGGGGTCCGCTTTGCCAGTTTGGGTGGGGGCCTTCGCCAGGCTTTCTCTCTCGCTGCGCCACCGCCGGGGACACTCCCGCGCGGCATCCTGTCCCTACCGGGGTCGGGGTAGAAGATTCGCGGTCCGGCGCGCTCCCTGGCGTCGCTGCGGGACAGGTTGACGCATTTCACCCCGGTCCACTTGAGACCAGACCAGGGAGCTCTCCGTTTCGGCCGCCGCCGTAGACCCTGTGCATGGGTCCAATTGTGCGCAAAGAGCGTGCGCTTCGCCCGTGACCACAACTGAGAGCTTGCTCAGTGGGGCCGTTTGGGCTACTTTCCGCATTGGGAAGTAATGCACCCCAGAGACTTAGCAGTCTCCCGACCCGCCTGTCCACTCCTGGTCCGGCGGGTCGAGTCTTTTTGTCGCCTGAACGTTTGCCGCCCACAGTCGCCTACAGGTAGGCACGATTTGCCCCTGTGACGGGATGCGTCGGGCGATTTGCCTCGACCCGTGGTCACGTTTCAGGCATGCTTCAGGCTCACGGCGATTGGGTCTCCTGGTTCATGGCGGTTGGGACGGCGTCGCCCGGGTTCTGTGGCGGTTTTCCGGGCGACGCCTGCCCGCTTCGGAGGTCTCTTGGGATTCGGTGAAGAAATGGTCTCGGAGATTCGCAAGGCGGTCGTCGAGGAGCTGCGCGGGGCGCTCGCGCTGTCCAGGCCGGAGCCCATCCCGTTCCCCCCGCCGAATGATGTCAGCGCCGAAGACCAACTCCTGCATCTTGCGCTGACAAACGCTCTGGAGATTGCCTGCGGTTCCCTTTTAGCCTCCGAGTTCTTCTCGCTTCTGAATGCTCAGCTCTGGACCGCCTGCGATGCCGTCCAGCAGCGCGGCGAGCGGCCCTCCATCCCTGCCCTCAGCGCCGAGCTGGAAGCGGCGGGGCTGGTCGTCACGGAGACGATGAAGGTCCAAATGGAGGAGCTTTGGATCCCCTTCACCCTCGAAGGCACCCCGTCGCAGTTGGCGGAGCGCGTCCGGGAGAAGGCCAGGGCGCGGAAGCTCATCGACTGGATGGGGCGGATGGAGCTCGAACTTCGGACGGGGGTCTCCTCGTCCGGTGACGTGAGAAACAAGATGGCCCGATGGGTCAAGGGAGTAACGGATGTCAAACCTGAAGGCGGACACGGGCCTGGCGTACGAGATAGCCGCGTTCGAGACGTGGCGTGAGAACGTGAACCGGAGCGACTTCTGCACGCTCCGCATCGGGCCGGGACACGTGGTCGTCTACGACATGCGGGACAGCGACAAGCCGCCCATCTCCATCTTCGCATCGTCGGGCGAGTGACCTTCAGGAGCCGCCAAGAGGGCTTCACCCAGAACACCCTGGCGAAGCACCTCCACTGCTCGAAAGCACGGCTCGCCGTCTATGTGAAGGCAGCCGGGGTCGTCCGGCGGGTGAAGTGGCGCTACGAGTCAGCGCCGCCCGTCTATCACAAGTTCACCAAGGCCGAGACGGAGGCCATCCTCCGGGCGGCATGGGCCGCCAAGGGCCGGGGGCACGCTCGCAAGATGGGGCTTCTGTGAGCTGGTCACACGACTTCTGGGCAGACCGACAGGACGCCGAAAATGAGCAGATGGAGCAAGCGCGAAGACGACGAGCAGCCCTCCATCGAGCAGTTCGCGTTGAAGATCGAGGAGGAGGCCATCAAGTGGGCGAAGCGCAGGGAGCGGGGGGAGAACATCGACGCCATCCCGACCCGGCCAAGGAAGCTCAGCCCGGTGGAACGCCGCTATCTGGACATGCTGGCGGAACGGCGGGCTCTGGAGGCTGAGCTGGCCGACTGGTGAGGAACCGGTCGACCATACGAAGGAGCGCGATCACTTGAGCCACGTCCTTCTCTAGGTCGTCCGCCATCGCCGCGCGCTCGGCGACTGAAAGGCGCGCCGGATTCCTCAGGCGCGCGATCACTTCGCGGCTCCTCACGGTATCTCCATCGTCGGGTTACACGTCATGACCACGGCAGGTTGCGCAACGAATCCACTTCGCGCCAGCAGCCGCACAATACCTCGGTGACGGGCGACAACAATCGGATGCTTTCCGCGTGCCGCCACGTATGAACGCACCAGGTACACGAGCAGAACCACCGCGCGATGGCGAAGTCGAAGTCCGGCTCCGGGGCAGGTGGCAAGGTTCTCGACGAAGACATACGGCCCCTTGGTTGGATACATGCAAACCCCCGCCACGATACCCCGAGAGTCCCCGACGAAGAGCGAGTCCTCGGGGTAGGGAGGGCGAGGTAGCTTCCGAAAATCGAACCACCGACAGAACGCCTCCCAGGTCTCGGGAGAGTTCGGGTGGACGAGGAGGGGCGGGCGCTTCGGGCGCTTCGGTTTTTTAACGGCCAAAGGGGCCCCGCTCGATGCACGCCAGGTGGACGGCGAAGCAGAAGTCGCGGAATGAGAGAGGGCGCCTCCCGACACCGAGCCATGCCGCGAGGCGCTTGACGTCCCTCGGGTCGGCCCGCTCGAGCTCGTCGAGCCTCACAGCTTCGCTCGCTTTTGGCATTCTACCCATGCGTCCTTGATGGCCTGAGAGTTCGTCGTGGCTACGTAGCTCTTGAGAGCCTGGTAGGACAAGCACACCTTGTGCGCCGCCTCGGTCGGCGTCATCGACTCGAAGAGCGCGGCCCGGATAGCCTGGCGAGACGGAGTGACGTTGGCCATCATCGCGCCCTCTTGGCGTACGACAGCCCCGCCACCACGCCAACCATCACCCCGATATACCCCGCCGCCCCCAGCACCCCCGCGGCGTACCAGAAAGCTCCGTAGCTACCCAAGTCCACCAGGAACAGGGCCGACCACGCGACAGCCGGGACGAGACCCCCGAGAGCCAGCCCGCCAACGAAGTAGGGGAAACCCGTTCGGAGACGGGAGACGGGCCGAGTCACCGTGACGGGGAAGTCGAAGCGAGGGAAGGCGTCCGCGGGCAGTGGCGCCAGGTTCGGGACCGTGTCCTCCTCCGCGTCGTAGCGCTCAAGCATACCGTATCATACGTGACCACAGGCCCTCCGTCCAGGAATTTTTGGGATGGGGTGCCCCCCATCTCCGGCCGCCCCCTCTCCCCCAACCGTACCCGGTCGGCCCGCGGCCTGAACACCCAGCCAGTGTGGCCGCCGCACAGTGTGGCCGCCGCACAGTGTGGGCCTGACGCAGTGGGGCACACTGCTCGGGGTAGCAGGCTGCGCGGGTGCGCACGTAGGCAGCCCCGGGGATTGAAGGCTGGACTGGCAAGTTCTTTGACGGCGCTGCTAAGAAGAGGAGGCCCTAGCAGCCCCGGGCCAGGGTCCCCCCGTCGGTGTAGGTGCGTGTCGGTGTGTGTCAAAGGAGACACGTGTCAAACGGGACACACCCTGTGGGGCGCCCACACTGTGGGGTCGCCACAGCCCAGCGGAGGCAGGGTCTCATACTCATAGGAGAGCTGTGCCTGCCTCCCCTCGTCTCGGCCCAGGCGGCCTCGCCGGCCCCCTCCAAGGGCTCGCCAGGCTGCGCCCGGAGGGCGGCCAGTGACCAGACGGCGTGTCCGTTTTGACACACTGAACGGCTGTCTGAGAATCGCACTGTGGGGGCCACGTCGGCCTTGACCCGTGACCACGGCTCCGCCATACTGAGTGAGTCAGGCGGCGACGCCAGACGGACTGGCTGGAGCAGACAGCCTGAACCAGGCCCGGGTGACGATGATGGGCTAGCGCGGAGGAGGCCACGGCGAATAGGTGGCCCGGACGGCGGTGAGAGGACCGCTAAGACCCAGCACTGATAAAGGCTGGCCCAACGCCCCGGTAGGCCTCGAGCCCCGGGGCCGAGGTGTCAGAGGCGTAGGCCTCCAGCCGGGTGCGAAGCCCGAGACCAAAGGAGACTGAGCATGGCCAAGAAAGTGACCGCTATCGCTGGCAAGCCCTACGGGCACGTACCGGGGCACACGTACCATGACGTCGAGGTTGAGGCTTCTGGCAAGCTCGCGACGCTGGCCGTTGTGTGGGGTTCGGCTCAGGGCTACGACGAGGAGCATGGGCGCCGTGAGTACGCCCGTCGCGGCTCTAGCCTGATCGACGCGCTCGACGCGGTTCGTGACGCAGCCCTCGCCGAGGAGAGTGACGATGCTGTGCGCGGCTACATCGAGACGGCGTGTGCGCGCGCCCAGGCCGAGGTGATGTCATGAGGCCCGGCACGATTCTCGTTATGAGCTCGCTCCTGTGGGGCTCGGGCTGTGCGTCGCTCCAGCACCCCGCGAACACGGTTACCCAGTGGGAACTCGCCGAGGTCAATACCCACCTGAACCACGGGGCCGGCGGGCTCGAGATACTGGACTTCTGCGAGACGCGGCTCGAGTGCGAGGAGCGCGCCCAGGATCTGAACGCCGAAGCGGACCGCCCCTTTGCGCTGGTGACCAGCGAAGAGGTGGTGCCGTGAAGTTCCAGAATCACAGGCTCGATGTCGAGCGCCAAGTGAGCGTCCCGAATCTAGACGCGATGCCAGAGGACGAACTCATGGCCTTTTGGAGCCGCTACGCTCGTCCGAGCCGTAAGGATGCGGAGGAACTCATAGGCGACCGTCGCAAGGGGTTCACGACCCTGAGCGGGCGCCTTGCGGGGTACGCCGCGAACAAGGCCACAGCGATCGCTTGCCGACTGAGGGGCGATATCCAGGCAGCTCAGGTCTACGAGGATATCTGTGACGCAATCTACGAACGCATTCCCGAAGACATCCGTTGGTAGCGGAAAGAACGCAATAAAAACCATCAAAACACTACTGCTTCTCACTCTACTCGCCGCGTCGGCTGCCGCTGCGCCCAAGAAGGGGAAGGTCACTTGCGAGGTGGATACCATCCAGGCCGGGCATCGCGTCCGGCTCGACCCGAACGACTACACCGCGAGGGAGGCCGTGGCCATTGTCACTGCCATCAACAAGACTGGCAAGGCGAGCGTCTTCGCCGTGTGCGGCATCGAGACTGCCGAGGCGAGCAATTGAGCCGCATCTATATGTGCCGCGAGGGCGTCCCGGGGAGTGCCCTGGCCCTCCGTCGGGGAGCCTCGCCGGCTCCCGATGAGTGGCAGGCGCTGGCCTCTTGCGGACTCACGCTAGCTACGGACGGACGCCGCTACCTGAAGAGCGTGACCTGTCCGGTCAATGGCGACGGCTACGAGTACTGGCGGATAGAGCTGTTGGACTCGAGCGGGAACGTGGTGGGCAGCCGGGAGGTGAATTCATGACCCAGCGTCTTCACGGAGTAGGCTCGGCGCTCGCTCCCTATCAGGCCGAGGCCATGCGCCTCCAGCAGGCCGGGGACATCCTGGATACCCTGGTAGGCTGCTCCGCCATATCGGCGGTCAGGGTCGGGGGAAAGTGGGCCGTCAGGGTGGACGGCGGCCCGGAGCACTTCGGCACTGACCTGGCGGATGCCCTGGGGCAAGCGACTCAGGTGATTCTATTGAACAGGGAGAGCGGAGAATGATACCGGCAAGTCACCTCAAGACACGGATCGACGTCGCGTGGGGCGTGCTGTTCCGGGCATGTGAGAGCTCGCGGGAGCTCTCGGGATGGCTCGACGAGGCCGAGGCCACGGCGCTCAAGCAAGAGGCCCAACATAGGGCTATGGGCGCTCGGTTCACCCAGGGGCAGGCCTCTTACCGAGTATCTAAGAGCTATGCCGCGAGGTGCATCATCATCGGTCACGTGTTTCGGGGGTACGGCGGGGAGGGCGACAACAAACCCCCGGAGAGCTGGGCCGATGCGGCATCTATCCGCCATGATTGCGCCCTGGCCTATGCCATCCGGGAGAAGCTCTCGCCCGAGACATTGGGCCTACTCGAGAACGCGGCGGCTATCGACTACGCGGGGGACGTCGCCCGATGATTAGCCGCCTCTCCCGCGCCCTCCGCCGCTTCCTTGCCCTGGACCGGCGCTATGGCGTCCGTCACTCAGGAGGCATCGAAAGGACGGGCATGTACTCCCGCCGCGAGGCCGAAGGCTGGCTCCTCCGCCGGGCCCAGCTGGTAGGCATCGTCTACCACTACGACCCGATTGACCTCCGCATGGTCGGGGCAGAAAAGGCCGAGCGAGAGTCGTTTCGCCCCTAGTCGCGTGACCACAGTTCTGGTACTGAAAGGAACCCAATGGCAATCCACGGAGCAGTAATCGAGCAAGCGTGCGCGGCGCTGAATGACGAGGCGCGAGATATGGACCTCCAGGGGGCGGACCTCTACGGGGCGAACCTCCGGGGGGCGAACCTTGAAGGGGCGAAACTCGAAAGGGCGAACCTCTACGGGGCGGACCTCTACGGGGCGAACCTCTACGGGGCGAACCTCTACGGGGCGAACCTCCGGGGGGCGGACCTCCGGGGGGCGAAACTCGAAAGGGCGAACCTCTACGGGGCGGACCTCCAATGGGCGAACCTCCAATGGGCGAAACTCGAAGGGGCGAACGGGT